TGGAGGAGTAACTAATGAAGACAAAGCAATACAAGCAATACGAGCAGTTGGATTTGCACCAATTGCAGGACTTGCTGCTGTAGTAGATCAAGCATCTGTAGCGGCTTTATTAACGGCAGTTAGCGATACTGTAGCCGCAGGCGCAGCAGCTGCGAATGACCGAGTTGCTATTGTTGCACTTGCGGGCGTTAGGGCAATTGCAGAAGGTGTCAATATAGTAAATGCAGTGTTTGATGAGCCAATTCCTGCAGGCGGAGCACCCCCAGTAACAAATGCGGATGTAGTTGCAAGATTGAATAATGCAATTGCAGAAGTTGGTAGAGCATTACCTGGAGGAGTAACTAATGAAGACAAAGCAATACAAGCAATACGAGCAGTTGGATTTGCACCAATTGCAGGACTTGCTGCTGTAGTAGATCAAGCATCTGTAGCGGCTTTATTAACGGCAGTTAGCGATGCTGTAGCCGCAGGCGCACCAGCTGTGAATGACCGAGCTGCTATTGTTGCACTTGCGGACGTTAGGGCAATTGCAGAAGGTGTCAATATAGTAAATGAAGTGTTTGCAGCGCCAATTCCGGTAGGAGCTGCAGCGGCACCTGTACCTATAACAAATGCGGATGTAGTTGCAAGATTGAATAATGCAATTGCAGAAGTTGGTAGAGCATTACCTGGAGGAGTAACTAATGAAGAAAAAGCAATAGAAGCAATACGAGCAGTTGGATTTGCACCAATTGCCGGTGGTGCTACTCTATTAGGTGTGCAGACCTTATTAAGTCAGGTTAGAACATTGATAGTTGCATCCAGAATAGCTCGTGCTCCTGATGACCGGGTTACCATTGAAAACCTTGCCGGAGGAGGAACCCCTGAAAAAGCCGTAATAGATGCATTGTTTGCAGGAGCATTTCAAGCGACTAATCGCCGAGAATCATTGAATAAAATATATGCTGCAATTACAGTTGCTAATACAGCAGCATTACCAGGAGCGAATGACCAGGCTGCTGCAGTTGAATTAGTAACTAATGCCCCTATATTAGTTGTTAACGCGTCTGTAGAAGGATTATTGCGTGTAGCTGGAAGATATATACAAGTAAATGCAGGAGTAAATGATCGAGATGCTATTGTAAATCTTGCTCCTACAGTTTTAGACCCAGAAGTAAATGCAGTATTAGCTGCATTATTTGATGAGGGTGTTGTTGATAATCGTGCAAATGATAGGGTTACTGCAATAAACCGCTTAGCTAACGCAATTGGAGCAATTGCAGTTATTAGAAACAACCCCCTAGCAAGTGCAATAGCAGCCATTGAGGGGGAAGGTATTGGTCCTAATGTTGCTGGTATAGCAATAGCAGGTGGTGGAAACCAATATGTTTACGGAAAACAAAAGGCCTACCCAAAAAATGTGACTTTTTCAAAAAAAACTACACATAAACAAACACACAACAAAACAGTACGGAGACTACAAAATATAATAAACAACGCTTTATAGGTCTGCAAGAGTTACTAATTTTTCTTCCGCCACAACGGGTTGTTCCGGATGTATTTTTGCCCACTTTGCAGTTTTTGGCGATGATGTTTTCACAGTAAGCGATGCTTCAGGTTTTTCCGATTGAAGTTCTCCGTATTTTTTAATTACTTCTGTAAAATGACGGAAGTGCAAGCTTTCCATTTCATCGCTGCCTGTAGCCATTAAATATACCCGGTACGCTTTTCCAGCGTGGCCGTCCGTCATATTATATACGCTATCGCGTTCTTCTCGCATTCCTTGTATAACACGACATACGTTATTTTGGTCAATCAATACGCTACCGACTAAATGATAATATTCGTTTTGTCCGTAGTGAATACTCATTTTTTGATATTTAATAATAGTGATATTAGTACTAATAATGATATATAAGAATTATAACAAATCTTATATATGATAAACCAAATCAATTTTCTATGACTTGGTCATTACACGGTCGGAAAAAACTCCCAGTCTAGATCCATACACACTTTCTTCCATATCATATCTTGTTCCAATTGTTTTTCCCTATCTTTCATCATAGGTATATATGGCAAATATTGGACTTGGTCTAATAATACACATAATTGATATAGTGTATATGTATAATTAAAGAAATTAGTGCGATTAGCTGGACAATGCACTGCCCAAGGTTTCTGTATTTCAATAAAGAGAACGCACAATGTTTCGTGCAATTCTTCGTTCATAATGGGCGGTTTAATACCGAAAATAGAATTGATATATTGAATATGCTCGAAATATTTATTGAGGCCGAGTTTCCGCAAAATATCGCGCATTTTGTCGTAGTTTATTAGCGACATATTTGTTATACGCTCCTTTTTAATACGCGCCCGTATAGCTTCAATAACCTCGTCAGGTATTTGCGTAGTTTCTTTTGCCTGGAATTGAGACAAGATTTCTTTGAAATGATTGAGTCTTATATAGGCAGTGTATGACACTTCGTTGGGCGGTTCTTTGTTGGATGGTTTCGAACTATCTACAATATATGTGACAAATTGGCCACAATCAGTGTTATTGCATATAAGAATACCTTCTTCGTCTTGGGGAATAAGTTCTCCGATTTTGCAACATTCGCAAACGTCGGATGAAACGACGAAATCTTGTATATTTAATATGGAATTATTGATATTTTTCCAATAAGCGTGATAAGTATTTTTGGATTGGCTATATTTGGTGCCGGCGACTGTTGCTGCATCATCGGTTTTGGCTTTCACTTTGAAAAAGGAATTGAGAACATTGACGTTTTGGCCATTATCTCCGGAAGAGACCTTTTTCTTTTGTTCGAAGTAGTCGAAAATATGCTTGGAATTATCGATGAGATATTGCTTTTTCAAGGACTTGAGGGTTTTTATTTGTTGAGACAGATTCCGGAGCTGGTCTTTTATATCCATATAGGAATCTATTTGGGTTTTGGAGAGAGTTTTCAATTGGGATTTTAATAAAAGTTTTTTGGATTGTAGATCGGGTATTTGTTCAGTTTCGATAAAATGAAAATGATTTAGCATTTCAGTATGCTTTTCGTCGATAGTCCCTTTTGACGGAGGCGGCGGATTGGACGGCTTTTGCATTGTTATGGGAAAGGGAATAGTATAATATAATAGAAATTGGTGTTTTTATGTTGATTTTGAGGGAAATGTTTGATTAGTTAATATAAAATATACGGTTAATTTATATTATTATAATAGTATGTTTAATGAAGGATATTTACCTAAGGACCAAAATGATGATAAACCTTTACCAGACTCAAAAAAAGTGTGTATAAAAGAGTTATATGAACCAGTAGCCCCTTGGAATCCTCATCGTGCTAGTATGCGTAATGTGGTCGTTCCTCGCAGTAAATATAAAAATCTGAAACCTATGGTGGAGAGTGATTCAGGGTATACTACTACACAGGTGGATTCAGAAGACGAAGATGAAGCACCAGATGTGCGTTCATTAAATCAACTTCCTCTGCCATTATTTCAATACGGAAAAGCACATGCACCTATTAATAGTGAAACATCATTGCGTTCAGCCAAACCACCATCAATACCAGATGCGCAAGAATTGCGATTACCTGTGTCACAATGGCCACTATATACACAAGAACCGTTGCTATCTACACCAATATGGCCTTTAGCTCAGAGACAAGCTGCATCATCTGCCGCACTACCAGGGCCGCCGTCATCTATACCATGGCTATCAGCTCAACTAACGGCATCAGCTGCACCACAAGGACCGCCGCCAACTGGACCATCAGATGTTGATATTTTGACAGGCCCGATGAGTAGTAATACAGATTTATTTAGACTATATATTGGAGAAAACTGTATACACGATATAGACGATAATTGCCCTTTGAATGATACCCCCAAATCAGATTTATGGTATATATCTAGCATCGTTGCAGATACTTTACCAGCCAATGATATATATTCGCGCGCGCGGTTTCTAGGGGGCAGTGAATACATAAAAAAAGTAGAAAGAATGTTTGCAGAAACAATACTTGCAGTTTCAACGCGGTCTAGGAGAACACAATATATATTAAAAGATGAACTAACCCATTTATTATGGAGTGAAGTGTTATTGTCATTGTTTGAATTGATGTATCCTGACAATATTGTTGCAGACGATACATCTATGTTAATTGGCGGATCTAATGCTGTATTGAACACTGAGTTAGCATTTAAAGAAACTGATACACAACATGATTTTAAACCGGGTAGAAATAAAGTTTATCCACAAATTATACAAGGAAAAGGTGTTAATAAAGAAGCAGGATTAAATGTTTATGGGAAACTAAATAGTGTAATAGGTAATTCACGCCCCCCAACTTACGGACATTCTTATATAATGAGTTCTCCTATAGCTTTTGAAGAAAATATTAAGGTTGATTATCTATTAGGAGACTTATTTGGGCAACTAGAAGATATATATTATTATTTCACGGATGTAAACTCGACTCCATCAACGTGGAGTAAATTACGACAGGATTTTTTTGGAATACAAGGTGATCAAATTAAAGTTAATAGTATAAATGCATTAGTAAACGATGTAAAAGAACGCGGTTATAATGGATGGATATTGGATGCTTGTGTTAGTGGTAGAGTAAGTAGTAGTTTGGGAGAACGTAAAAAAACTCTTGCAAATATTTGGGATCCAGTAAAAGGAAAATTTCAACAAACTGATCTAATAGATAGCGCTGTACCTTTTACATTGATTGAAGAAAAAAAGGAACCAGGATATACCATATATGATTGTAAATTTAATGATAGAAATAGGCCTTCATTATATGATTCTGTATACGACAATTTATTAAATAAAGATTTAGAAGCTGAAGGTGTTTTAAGAATACAATTACGTCTTGCTGTAAATGATATTAGACCTAACATATGTGGGGTAGCTATTGTTATAATTATTGGCGAAACTAAAAAATATTTTATTATTGAATGTGGATTTCCAGTTCAAGTGCTTGCACAAGGAATGCGTTATATAGACGACAAATATAGTAGTGAACGCCCATATACCACCCCAATTGATACTAATTTACAAACAATTATAGATTATGTAGATAATGCTCTGAGATCATTTTACACTGATAACATAGCCAGAAGTGCAATTATTCAAAAAATGTTATATAGATTTAAATCATCTGGTGATCATGGAACTTCTGATACGGTTAAACTATTGAATCAACTTGAACTATATTATTTATTTTTATCTGGTGATAATTTGGCATATGTATATGCTATGTCGTCAATCGGTAATGGTGCCCCTACACCAACAATCGCTACATATTATAAAGAGAGCAAAAAAAAATCTAAAGAAAGTGATGAAGAAGATGAAGACGAAGAGGAAGATGACGCCGAGCGAAGTTCTTCAATTGAATCAGATGATACTAAAATTGAGGGAAATCATTTTATCGTTGCCTATTTCCCAGCAGGAGATGACGAAAAAAAAAATTATACAAAGTTATTTGAAAATATTAAAGCGCTATATGAATTGGCGAAAGTAGTGCGTTTAGCACTTCCTACATCAGTCCAGGCACAAATTGATGTAGATGGAATTATTGTATATATAGCAGACCAAAATACAAGACTTGAACCTTATATTAAAGGACAACAAACTTTACTTCTTTCTCCATATACTATTACCACAGAGTTTACTGGGACCGTATCTAGAATCCTTGAAAGCATCGTAACAACGTATCCAAGTTTTATATCTTTGGGCGGCATACTTTCAGTAGATTATTTAATGGCAACATTACCACTCGATTTAGCAACTGTAAAAGCTTTATCATCATCTCTTAATAAATTGGTTAATAAATTATATTTTATGCACAAATATTCTGAAATAGTTACATTATCTGAGGAAATGATAAGAGCAGATCGGGCGGCTTTTGCTCCAATAGTAAGTTTAGACCAAGCACAATCGTCTGGTAGATCACAACGTAGTATTACTACAAAATTGACTACAGCATATAATGCTGTAAAAAAATCATTGATGGAAAATCTGAGAGGGTTCAGTTCTGCTAAACGTGGACAACCAAGTGTTCCAACAGTATCAGAATTACAATCAGCTTTAAAGCAAAACAAGATTACTGATACAAAGTCGGAGTATGAAAGAATTAATACAATTAAAGAAGAACTTTCTACCAATTCTAAAAGTTTATTTAAAAGAATGAAAGAAAGATTAGGCTTTTCCGATCCTTTTATAGCATCTATGAAAGATGAAATATTAACAATTAGTAATCCTCTAATTACACAATTAAAACAAGACATACTTACCAATTCAGGAGGACAAAATGATCCGTTCGCTAAAACTTTAGTAACTATGTTTGATGATGTTCTACAAACCAAAATATCTAGAACCTCAATGGAACTAGATGAACCGGCCGCATCCGCATCCGCATCAGCCGCTGCACAAGTCCGTAAACCGAATAGTTGGTTCAGTGGGGGTAGAGGTAAAAAAAACGGTGCAAAATCGGTAAAACGTCATAATTTACATAAATCCAAACTCAATACTAAAAAACGCTCCCGTCTTCGTAAAACCCGGAAAAATACTAAAAGGCCTAAATATATAAAGAAAAATGTCACAAAACGCCGTCGATAAACTCCAACTACAAAAAATGCTTTTTATAATGAATGCACTCAACGACGGTTGGTCCGTGAAAAAATCCCAAGACAAGTATATTTTCTCAAAAAAACACGAAAACAAAGTCGAAGTTTTCCAAGAAGAATATTTAGCCACTTTTATTTTACAAAATATGCAAGTGCAACCCAGAGTTTGAAAAACGAAGGGTTGTCGCACATTTTCCTTTGGCACAGTCAAAGGAATATGAAACTTTCTCCAACCGCAAATCCATAACAACCCAACAATAGTTGCTATATACAAACATAGCAAATATTATTCATACATATCAATACATCCCGAATATAAAACGATATTCATAATGAACCCTATAATATGAACTCCGCAATGCATATACGTAGCCATCCATAATTCATTTTTTCGCTGATATTTCCAACTATAATAATAACACAATGCAAATATACCTAAAATCCCCAGTAATACATTCGCATTATTTGTATTGCGTCCTCTATACACGTGATATACTATTCCACTATTTATAGAAACCATATCCATTATTCGCCTATAATCATAACGTGGGTCATACCAATATACAGTAGATGTTACATACCACATCCCATTTATAAAAGAAAAATCATAATGTTTTCTATAAAAGGCAAATGATCCGGATATTATAAACAAATGCGATATCTTAAATAACACAGTAGAATATTGTGGTGGAATAACTAGGTCATTTTTCCGATTCTTGATATGCATCAATTGTATATGTTGATATGGGGGTTTATCTATATAATTATCCAGCTATCAAATAAATAACGCCTATATTAGAAAAAATGTGCAATAATATATGCATTATAGTACATATAAATACATTGTTTTTATGTTGAAAATACCAACTCAATCCATAACACAAAATACCAAACCAAGTAAAAAAATAATGTTCATAAGCATAATTATTTCCAATAGCCATATAGGAATGATAAACAAAAACACTATTTACAACCATCATATCTATATTACGACGTAAACCGAGTGTAGGATTTTTCCAATATAGTAAAGATGTACATAATACAGAACCAGTACTAATTACATAAACACTTTTTTGACTATAAATGGCATAACATACTGAAATTATAGTAATTTGAGACGACCTGTATAACAAATAGTTATATGGATTTTTTGAAATGTCATCAATTTGCATAGTTGCGTATTTTATATACTTTTTATATGTTTTTATGTTTATTACGGATAGATTTATTTACCAGTTGAACCAAATCCCCCTTCGCCCCGCGCAGTTTCCACGTGTTCTTCCACCAAAACCACTTCTTTAAATTGTTCGAACCGGGTCAAAATCATTTGAGCAATACGGTCTCCCTTTTGAATCGCATATGGCTTGTCCAACGAATTGTTAATGAAACAGACGAAAATCTCCCCCCTGTAATCACTATCGACTACTCCCGCTCCAATATCGATATTGCTCTTTACCGACAATCCTGATCTGGGTGCAATACGCAAATAATACTTTTCTGGATTCTCGTCCCACTGCCCTTCTTGGGTTTCCCAGCTAACGGAAATACCTGTGCTAACTAGTTTACGGGTTTGTGGAGGAACGACTAAATCCACTGCCGAAAATAGGTCCATTCCAGCGGCAGCGGCAGAGCCATACTGTGGTATTTGAGAGTCGGGGTTTAGCCTCTTGATATTTAAGCGCATTTATTGGGCTGTTGATAAACAGTAATAATGAATATATTTATGTAGTTTATATAAATACATATTCTAAATCATATGCAAAATCGTTAATCGTCATAAAATTGATTCCTATAACAAATATACTAGCATAGCAAACTAGCCGATTATTTAATATATAACCAATCTATATACAATGCGAATCAAAGTATTAGTTCCCACTATTTCATACACACCTGTACTAGAATATTACAATTCACATAAAGATGCAGACGAAGAACCATTGCAAGTATTAGACAGAGCGGAGGGTGGATTTAAAATTGATATTCCAGAACGTGATATTCCAGAACGAAACGGTTATTATATGGACTCAAACTACACAATACAACAATTACGTTGGGAAAACGGGTTTCTGAAATCAATGGGATATATAGGGTTCTCTGAGAAACAAACATTGTTATTGTATCATTCTATTGCAAATGCGATCGGTGAAAACAATGTATTACTCATATAAAAATACCAAATAACATAATACGCTAAAACTATATAAACATATTTGTATATTTATTGTGTAATAGTATAAGTTGTTTTTAATAGTAAAAAGATGCCTAAATGTGCCGAAAACTGTACTAAAAGCGCTTATTTTAATTTGCCAGGTGAAACAAAAGGATTGTATTGCTCAGCCCATCGATTAGATGGAATGATAAATGTGGTCGATAAATTGTGCTTAGTTGAAAACTGCGATAAACGTGCTATATACAATTATCTGGGTATGACAAAAGGGGAATATTGTATGGCTCATCAACTTGGTGGGATGGTCAATGTAAAACTCAAACGGTGTGCCGCCGCAGGATGTTATACAACTCCTATTTATAATGTGGCAGGAAGTGCGAGTGCCAAATATTGTGTGGAACATAAGACCGACGGAATGGTGAATGTGGTATCCAAACGGTGTCAGCAAGAAGGATGTGGATTGATTGCACAATTCAATATAGCTGGTGAAAAAGTGGGCGCATATTGTTCTATACATAAATTGACTGATATGGTGGATATAAAACACAAACGGTGCGAACATCCTGAGTGCTCAAAAATGCCATCTTACAAGTATTTGGAAGATACACAACCACGTTTTTGTGCTGAGCATAAAACAGAGGGAATGATTGATGGAAAGCATTTAAGATGTCAATATATAGGGTGTCATAAAAATCCAACATATAGCGAACCAGGTAATCATCGGGCTAAAATGTGTTCAGAACATAAAACCGAAACAATGGTAGATGTGTTTCACCGAAAATGCTTTATGAATGGATGTGAGTTTAGAGCTATATACAATTTTAAAAATATAAAATCGGCAAAATATTGTATAACTCATAAAGAAAATGAAATGGTAGATGTATTTGCAAAAATATGTTTATCTGATTGGTGTTTAACTAAAGTTTCGAATAAATATGAAGGATATTGTGTGTATTGTTATATGAACTTATTTCCAGATAAACCAATAAGTCGAAATTATAAAACAAAAGAAAAAACTGTGGTAGATAGCGTTATAGAAACCTTTCCACAAATGACGTGGTATTCAGACAAAAAAGTAGCTGACGGTTGTTCAAAAAGGCGTCCTGATTTATTATTGGATTTAGGTTATCAAGTTATTATTGTAGAAATAGATGAAAATCAACACAATGCATATGATTGTAGTTGTGAAAATAAAAGATTGATGGAGTTATCGCAGGATTTGGGACATAGACCAATTGTTTTCATTCGATTTAACCCAGATGATTATATTGATAAAACTGGCGTAAAAATATCATCTTGTTGGAAGCTGAAAAAAACGGGTATTTTAGCAATTAATAGACTTAAAACAAAAGAATGGACTACACGATTAGAAGTTTTGAAAAATCAAATACATTATTGGCTGACTAATAATACAGACAAAACTATTGAAATAGTGCAATTGTATTATGACGGTATGGAGTAGAATTGGTATATTTTGAAGTATAAACGCATTTTCCTAAATAAGTATTTCAAAGTTATTTAGCAGTTTATAAAAATATAATTATTTAGCAATTCTCAGAAATTATTTTCTTTATATAGTATATAACCAACCGACACCATGGGTGGAGCACTAATGCAACTAGTCGCCTACGGCGCACAAGACGTTTTCCTTACTGGAACCCCTGAGATCACCTTCTGGAAGGTCTCATATCGCAGACACACCAACTTCTCGCTCGAGAGTATTGAGCAAACTTTCTCTGGCCAAGCCGATTTCGGTCGCCGAGTTACCTGCACCATCTCCCGTAACGGAGATCTTGCCTACCGCACCTACCTCCAGGTTACTCTCCCTGAGATTAACCAATCGATGAAGCCCACCACTGGCGCAAACGTTGATGGTGTGTATGCCCGCTGGTTGGACTTCATTGGTGAGCAACTCATTGCCCAAGTTGAGGTTGAGATTGGTGGTCAACGCATTGACCGTCAATTTGGTGACTGGATGCACATCTGGAACCAGCTCACTATGACCTCTGAGCAAAAGAAGGGATATTTCAAGATGATCGGCCAGACCACCCAACTGACCTACATCACTGACCCCGCTTTCGCCAACGTCTCCGGACCTTGCGCTGCCAACGGTGGCCCTGCTCAAGTGTGCGCTCCTCGCAATGCTTTGCCTGAGACCACTCTCTATGTGCCCCTCCTTTTCTGGTTCAACCGCAACCCCGGCCTTGCTCTCCCCTTGATTGCTCTTCAATACCACGAGATCAAGATCAACATTGACTTCCGCCCTATTGGCGAGTGCTTGTGGGCGGTTAAGACCCTTGGTGCAGTTGCTGGAACCCTCTCTGTCCCCAGTGCTTACCAATCCTCATTGGTTGCTGCCTCCCTTTACGTTGACTATGTCTTCCTTGACACTGATGAACGCCGCAAGATGGCCCAGAACCCCCACGAATACCTCATTGAGCAACTTCAATTCACTGGTGATGAGTCGGTCGGATCTTCCAGCAACAAGATCAAGCTGAACTTCAACCACCCCGTCAAGGAGCTCATCTGGGTTGTTCAACCTGATGCCAACGTTGATTACTGCTCATCCTTGGAGGGTCAATCCACTTTGTTCAAGACCCTTGGTGCCCAGCCCTTCAACTACACTGATGCCATTGATGCTCTCCCCAACGCCATCCACGCTTTCGGTGGCCCTGCTGAGACCTCTGGTTCCCAGGCTTTCATCACTGCATCTGGTCTTTTCCAGATGGGTGGTGCTATGGATGCTGCCTCCGCTGGCGCTGGTGCCACCTGGGGTGCTGACTTCGCAAATGAGGGTGGTGCCCTTTCCACTTCGGGTCTCTCCGATGCCGGCACCTTCGTGCTTGCTGAGACCGCCCTCGATATGCACTGCTGGGGTGAGAACCCCGTTGTCACTGCCAAGTTGCAGCTCAACGGCCAAGATCGCTTCTCTGAGCGTGAGGGTTCTTACTTCGACGTCGTCCAACCTTACCAACACCACACCCGCAACCCCGACACTGGTATCAACGTGTATTCCTTCGCCCTGCGCCCTGAGGAGCACCAACCATCGGGAACCTGCAACTTCTCCAGAATTGACAATGCTACCCTCCAGCTTGTCCTTTCTGCTGCCACTGTTTCGGGAACTGCCACGGCTAAGGTCCGTGTGTACGCGGTTAATTACAACGTTTTACGTCTCATGTCAGGAATGGCCGGGGTAGCTTTTTCAAACTAGTTTTACTAGTTTTGGAAGAGTATGCTCAGAAAAACAACCCGCCACAAATAAACAGGCAATGTTTGTGGAAACTTCGGTTAGACCCCTGTATTATGGTCAGTTGTTAGTAAGGATAAAGTCCTTGCAAGATTACTTGTTGTTCGGGAAACCCCTTAGAGCCTCAACTACTAAGTCTGTGCTGTAAACACTCAGATGGCCGAGAATAGAACTCGGGTATAGTAATAATGTTGAGGATTGGGCAATCCGCATGGTTATAACCTAAAGACGCCTTTGTAATATGCTAGTCTATGGTTAGCCGTCAGAGACTGAACGGTAATCGCTCGTTGTTGAAGGTCTAAGCAACCTGAGACGGGTTAAGATACAGTCCATCCCCCTAGGGAAACTTAGGGGTAGTCGAGAGCCTATTCCAATTAAACGCATTATATATTTTTATGGTGCATATTATACATGACATTTTATAAAAAATAATAAATACATTCATTATTTTTTATAACAAATTAAAAATAGTATTAGAAAATTGATTGATATATTTTTACACATATAATTAGTATTTATTGTATATTTTGTTTTGTTAAAAAATAATGGATTGTATAAATAATGGTTTATCAATAAAAATATGCACCGTATGTAATAAATACCAAAACAACGACCAATATATTGGTGAAAAAGGTAATACAACAAAAACGTGTTTTACATGTAGATCAAAATGTAAAATATATGACAAAAATCGGAATAAAGAAGAACGCAATGCAAAAGCTCGCATTGCCGAATCAAAAGAAGAACGTAAACAAAAGAAAAAAGAATGGTCAGTAAATGTAAGATATAAATCAAACCAATATCATTATACTATTTATAAAACACATGCACGCGAACGTAATTTATGTTTTGAATTAAACATGGATGATTATTTGGCTATCATATCGCAAAATTGCAGTTATTGCAATGGTATGAACAAAGTTGGGTTCAATGGAGTAGATAGAAAAAACAATACTATTGGTTATACTATAGAAAATAGCGTATCGTGTTGTTCTATTTGTAATTTTATGAAAAAAACCACACATAGCGATATATTTATAAAACGTGCAATACATATTGCACAGTATACAAATGACGGTTGCCAACTATATCCAGAATCATTTACAGACCATAATATTGTCCATTATTGTGCATATAACAAACGTTCTATAGAAAGATATGGTATAGAAATAAATAAACAGTTTTATAAAACAATTGTTTCACAACCGTGCTATTTATGTGGAAAAGAACCTACTCAAACACACAAAAATGGTATAGACCGTTTTGATAATTCTATTGGATATACGGAGAATAATTGCAGGTCTTGCTGTGGAGACTGCAATATGATGAAACGAGACTATTCACACGAATTAGTTATACAACAATGCAATAACATAGCAAAATACAACTCTAACTGCAGTGTATAAAATACCCATTATAACAATCTACTCATTATAAACTAACCCACTCTTGTAAATCATTATAGCTTCCCCCCTACCCTTAAAATCGCCCACAATGACCGTCTTGTTCTCCAAATCTTTGTAATGCATAAAGAAATACTTGATTTTGTCCAAAGTCATTTTAGGTAAATGTGTTATATCATTGATATGTAAATAAGTAGGATCGACTTTGGTCGAAGGACACATAATCAATTTAGGATCCACTCCGGCATCGTCTTCCGTTTCTAAAAATCCGATGATTTTACAATCGATATAACACCCCGGGACCAATTCATCGTCCATAATAATAACTGCATCAATCGGGTCGCCATCTAGACTCAATGTATCTGGAATAAATCCATAATTAAACTCGTATTTGAATGGAGTATGCAATATTCTATCGCACACTAGAGCACGCCTTTCCTTGTCATATTCATACTTAATATGAGAACCTTTAGCAATTTCGATAAACACATTGACGGATTCCATAGACATTTAAGATATGTATGCACAATATCCCCCAATACTTTTATGTTATTTAGGAATAATCATTTTCCGTATCACTACGTAATCCTGAAAATGGGGCAGAGTCTACGTAAACTCCGACTCTTCCCTCATTATTCTTTATAAAACTCGAAAAAACAAAACAAATAATAATACGTATAAATCCATATAAAAAATGCTTAATAAACCATTCATACAATGACATCTATTGCAACTATTTCATCCAATACTCAAAATGACTTATTGATGCGCAATTTAATGGAGTTTTATGACAACAAAGAGAACATACACAAAATGATGAATATAATCAATGGTGAATCTAAGATATCGCTCCGTATTGTAGATTGGTTTGTCACCAATTTTGCCAAAAAGTACTATACAGTGTATGATTTACAAACCCAGCGTATTAGTGGACAAGAAGAACTTACAAGGTTCAAAGTCTACAATGACTACAAACTCAAACTGAAAGCGTATTCAAAAAAGCGATTTGATCCGTTTTGCAGATGGGAACGTATTTCCATTCCCTATGATGAGGAAAAGTATATGGAAACGACAATTGGCCAACTCAATTTTTTCAAATGGGCTATAGAGAACAAAATCATTGATTTTATAAAGGCCAATTATGAAGAAATAGAAAATGATATGAATGCGCGAAATAGCACATCCAAACGCAAGTTCTCATTAGATAATAAAGAAGCTACGTCGGTAAATGATAAAACGCGTAAGAAGCGCGAAGAGTTGTCCGTTTCAGCGTGCAAATGTATTAAAAAAGAAAGCGTGAAAATTATTGTAAAGTTCAATTAGTACAAACATATATAAAAATCATATAATATAGAATATTATATGACAACAACATTAGTAACTGAACACTTATGGTGGCCATTTGGTGCGCACTTATTGCACGTAAAATGGGCATATATACAAGCTATCAAAAACGGGTATGCATTTTTCTATAAAAACAATGGCAGCCGGGTATTTTTCCGAGGAAACACTGTACATCATTACTATGAAGATATATCAACAATTCAAGAATCGGACATAGACCCGGAAAAAGTAGTGAAATACGAATATTTGAAAGAACATTTAGAAGAACGTTATGCATTTAAACATGATAATTATGCAACAGTAGAAGAGTTTCATCAAGATTTATTGCACAAAATATACAAACCGAATGCATATATATGCAATATATTGAACAATAATCAGCTATATCGCAAAATAAAAGACGAGAACTTGCAATATATTGGAATGCATATTCGGTTGAGTGATAAAATATGGGGGCCGTCAATGGAAACCAATTATATTGATATGAAGTTATATGCAGATAAATGTATTGAAATGTGCCATATACACAATATTAAAAATATTGTATTGTGTTGTGATACAAATGAGGCGGTGGATTATATAACCAATTATAATAGTTCTCTCAATAGTGATATAACCATTTTGTATAACACGGATGAGACCCGGTGCCCAAATGATTTCCGCGAATCAGCGGTATGGAGAATACAGAGTGGTTATATGAGTAATGAAGAGTTGGAGCGTGAATATTTTGCCGGGTTTTTCAATTTCGAATATTTGCTCAATGCATATGCTATAGTTGGAAATTGGGATAGTTGTTTTATATTAGCCGCAGTGGAATATCGCCGAAACCCGTTGGATTATAATATCAATATTTGGAATCCCCCCCGGTGGGGAATCCAAAATAGGGGTGGGTACTTGTAGGATAACAAAATAATAGTGTGTATTTATAATACTATTATTTTATATTTACTATATATTTCAATTAAACTGTGGGCGCTGGTTAGGCTGGACAGTTAAGTTTGCCGGAATCAATAGAGGGATTTTTGTGCAAATATTGAGCGACGGCAGTTCTTTGATTTGAGCCACGACGGGTTCTTGGGGAGCAACCAAATTGGTCGAACCAATTCCCAACAACATTGATTCTATATCACACGAGTTGACGGATAATTGCGTTCTGGAAACATTGCCGGGTAATAGCCCATTGCCTGGTAAATTGGTTTGAGGAGGAGGACCTCTATATTCAGCAGTGCACCAGGTGGCATTTCTATTATAAGTCCATTGTTCTAAATCGTAATTCCCGGGTGTATTTTTCGTTCTAGTGGAAGACATATCTATAGCATATAGACAGGTTATTTTTTTGAAAGTTTTTGTTTTAATAACATATATAAAGGATGGCGTTCATCAAACTGCTTATTCAATACCATATATTCGCGAAATACCGGATAAAAAAACATCAAATAATCATATGAAAACAAAATAGCTAAACCTACTTCCAAATCTTCTGTCATCATTTCAATCGCTGCCAATTTATATAACTCAATAAACAACGTGTGGTTTCGCGTATTGTGCCATATGAAATCTAGGGCATAGGTCATATTTTCCAGATCATATGTCATTTCGTGACAAGATTCTGGGTCAGTTCCTTCTGGATAATCACCTTCTGGAAATGTGTCTGGATAGCGTAAAAAACATAATTCTTGCAAAGCTTTGCGATATTCTTCATTGGTATTGTATATAGGGGTTATAACATTGAAATTGATCGGTATATTGTAATATGGATGATCTTTCGGCAATGTTTTATCGCCAACTGGGTCATCTACATCTACATTTGAATCTGATATAGTTGATGGCGGGTTTGCAACTTGTTGTTCAAAATCGGCCATAGTTTTCCTAAATAAAATATAGATGTCATTTATATTTATGTCATTTATATTTATGTCATTTATATTTATGTCATTTATATTTATGTCATTTATGTGATAAATATCGCGACTTTATTTCTTATATGACAAATTGCGTGCGTCTGCACCGCCGCGAACCCATCCTTCCATTGCAACTTCTTCTACAGTGTACGCAGGATTAGCAACGCGCTCATTCATATTATAGTCGGTGACTGGGAGTGAATATGGCATAAATGATTTCTCCATAATAGTGGATGTACTTTTCTTATGATCTATTATTTCACCTTGTTGAAGTTGCGATTCAATATCAGTATTTCCAGCACCTCTTCCTAAATAAGGAACAGTTACAAACATTCGTTGAGTCAACTGGACTTTTTCCAAAGGGCGTTCTTGTTCGGACTGATTGAGTAATAATGATTCATAATCAACCACGCCTCCGCCAACTCCACTTCCACCATTTACACCATTATACGTAACAGATGGTTGCATTGTGGCAAATAACACGTGATTATCCGACTTGTCTGACGAAAAATAGTTGGATAAATTGTAATTGGCAATACGAGTATTGTATAGTGTTTGTTGGGTTTTATCTGTAACATCTGTACCAATTCTACCCATATTATTAAACATATAGCTATTTACACTGGACATTTTTCTTGTATATTATACTATTACACAAGAAAATCGTACAATATTATTTATTGGTTTATATATTTAGATGAATTATTTCTAGCACAAGCAAATAGATTGCCTTCTTTACAAGAAATCATACTACCATAGCAAAAGTCCGCAAATCCAGATTGATCATTTGGAATAGTAGTACTAGCAGTAGAATAAAAAGGACGTAGAGATTGTTCAAAAACAAATTGTTCTCCTAAATCTCGGAAAAGTTTATCAGCAATATTTGGCTGCCCCTGGTTCATTTTTTGAACTATTGTTTTGGCATCTGTCAATATATTATCACTTATTTCCGGTTTAGCAATAGGCGGAGCAGGTTTTTTATGAGGATTATAGTCATAATCATTCATTAGAACGTTGCTAAATGGGTTCTCCGGAGTAGGCGTATCAAAAACTTCAGAGGATGTAGTTTTGTTCATATCATTCAACATATCTAAGGCGGGGTTTCCGAAACCTTCTAAATCTTTATCGCTATTTTCGGATTTTTTGTTATGACCATAAATCAAATATAAAGAAAAAAGTGTTATAACCGAAACTAGGAGAACTCTAAAACTTCTGGTTAAAATAAAGCCAATCATTGTTAGTACTATTATTAACCTGGATATGGCATTTAGTTTTTGAGAATAAGTCATAGAATCCGTGGGGAAAAACTCAAATACATAATTCGTATTCAAAATAATATTGGGATTTTCACTCCAAAAAGGGACATTGGGTTTAGTATTAGATGATTGTACGTCATTTTTTACTGGTATATCGGAGTTATCTACTACCGAATGCGTATTTGGTTCATAATCTGACATTATATATATTGTGTTCTATATATTTACCACGTATTTATTTTATTATAAGCAAGTTATCCAATCAAATTATTATGAATATACCGCTAAATAAACAAATTATTTATCATTTTCATTTGCTTCGCTACTGAAAATGTGCGACAACCCTCCGCTTCGCATCCGAGTTGCACTTACATCTCCAATCTATGTTCAATCGAGCTTCAGTTTTTCTTCATACATTTTTCGTCTATATCAAATGTATTACACGGTGTATCATCCGGAACAATTTTCAAAATACATTTAGCTTTTTCACCATATAATGGTTCTGTGCATCCCTTTTCGGATTTTTTCATCATTTCTTCGTGTTCTCGTTTTAATTCTTCAATAGATTTAGCACATCTTGACCTGAAATGTTCATATCGCTCTCTAACGTCGGCATACGATAGACCAGATTTCTTACCCAGCATTTTATTGACCACTTCGTGTAATTTATAGACATAAAGAGAGAACTTGGCGCGGTTTTCCATATGACACATTTTCAAAGGCAGTTTTTTGAAGTTGTTTTTCAAGTTTTTACGGCATTTTCCGCAAGGTAATACATATTGTAAACTCAATATGAAATTGCGATAATTGCGCTTATCGTCGCAAGTTGGATTCACTGGATAATTGAAACTCATCGTATGTAATAGATGCCACGTACTTGGTCCCCATACTGTAGTTAGCATTCCATCATTACTTGAATAATGTTTTCGCGTAAATACAGATTTTCTCGTTTTTTTACTAGAACGTCTATGTATTCTCTGTGTTTCATTCATATTTTATTTAAATGTTATTATAATAACTTGATAAAATGTATTTTGCAAATAAAAATCATTTGCTAAATAAACATTTAGGGAATAGTTTACAAGAGAACATAGCTATAATTCGGTATTTTTGGACAATTTATCTATAGTGATAATATATAATGTCAGGCATTCTTAATTTATTGTATAATCGGTTTTTAAGTAGATATTCACGCATTATTTTCATTGTGTTATTAGTTGTGCTATTTTCCTATATCGGGTATAATGTATACCAAAAGGTTTATGAAAAAAAGGCCGATATAAAAGAGTTCTCGGATGTGGCAAACACAAATACGCGTAAAAAAGAGGCCCAGGTTTTATTTTTCTTTGCAAATTGGTGTCCCCATTGCCGAAAAGCAACGCCAGAATGGCAACAGTTTAAAGAAGAATATAATAATAATAAGGTGGTAAATGAATATAGAATTAGTTGTCAGGAAATAGATTGTACAGACGAGAAAGACCAGAAAACTGCGGCACTCATAAAACAATATAACATTGAGTCATATCCTACTATTATTATGCTTGTCGGGGATAATAAGATTGACTATGATGCAAAGGTCACAAAGACTGGGTTAGAACAATTGGTTTTATCTGGAACAAGTAGATAAAAATGCTATATAATACAGTCAAATAGTGCAATACAAATATTATTACACTATTGTTTATTTCACTTGTGTTTTACAAAATAATAAGTTATCAAGAACAACACGTAAATGTATTTTCTAGAAATATATGTTATTTTACTAAGTTCTCCATAAACTTGTTCCATATTCCAACGCCTTTATCTAATAATAGAGAACGTTCTTTTTGAGACGACGAAATATGGACAAAATCATACAATGAAATAATCGCGTTCTCAATTTCTATTTCATATTTTATTGTATAGTCCTTGTTTTTTATAGAGGATAAGTACGCTTGTTTATACATTTTATTCAAAATAAAAGATAAGTAATCAAATAAGGACGATTCTTCTGTTATTGTTTTAGTTTTTTCTTGTTCTTTAGGCAACGTAATACCTAATATTTCATCTGGATTTGCACCGTTCTCCAAACACGTATAAATCGGATAATTATTTGTTATACCACCATCGGAGTAACATCCACCGTCTTTAAAATAGGGCATAAATATAATTGGTAAACAAGCAGAGCAATATACCGCATCTATAACTCTCCAATCTGGATGGGTTTTATGTGATATATCAATAGTCTCATATTTATGTATTTCAGTGCTAAATATATGAATATGTATCTTGGAATATTCATATAACTCTTTCATTGTAATAGTGGGTTCCAAATCTTTTCCTTTCAACAAGGGACATATCATTTCTTCTATTATTTTTTTCCCTAAAATACCTTTAGAATCAAAAGAACGGAGAACTGCGTCAATATCAAACTTAAACACATTTTCCCATGGACGTTTTATTATATAATTATCTATTTCAGCCCAATCATATTTAAGTGCAATAAATATGCCAATAATAGCGCCAGCCGAAGTTCCATAAATACTTTCAATGTGTTCTATATTCCATATACCTGATTTATGCGATTCGCGTAAAATACTATAGGCAGTAATTCCTGCTATACCCCCTCCCGTTATGACTAAATGCTTTATAGTAGTAGTTTCTTCCATTTTATAAATACGTATATACGTGGTATTTTTCTTATATGTTTTTTACAGTAAAATATTTTTATATATGCACTATATACTATGGCATTTTTATACGTAACTGACGAAGATACAAATGAAAAAATAAATATAGATGAGTTATATGAGAAAAATCACCGGCGGGATTTGAAACAATTATCTATATTCAATAAATTATTGGGTAGGATACATAAACGTATTAATACTGTTGGGAAAACAAAATCAAATGATAAACATATTTGGTTTACTGTCCCTGAATACATATTTGGAGAACCAATATATGATAAATCTGAATGTATAGCATATTTAGTAACAAAGTTGGAAGACAATGGATTTCACGTCAGATATATGCATCCAAACACTTTATTTGTATCGTGGATGCACTGGGTCCCATCGTATGTACGTAATGAAATAAAGAAAAAAACTGGTAATGTAGTTGATCAATTTGGCAATTTAGTAAAAAAAGGCGGAAATGAAGAAGAAGACGAGAACCTTAACTCTAAATTGTTCAATGATAAATCAGGCGGGTGTCCTCAAAAAGAACAAAAGCAATACACTCCTATAGATCAATACAAGCCATCTGGCAATTTAGTATATAAACCGGAACATTTCCAGAAAATAGAGAAAAAGGTGACATTTAGTTAGACATATTATTGCTATTTATGAAATAATATGTTTTATTTACCTGCTATATCTAGTTTGTTTATTTTGCAATCGGACTTGTTTTTTAATTGTATTACTTCTTGTTCCACCATTTTTATATCCTGGTGGGTTAACCGGGGGTTCTTCTGGTTTAACTTCAACTGCCTCTGGCAAGTTTTGCAGAGACGCATTTATTGCTTGTTCAGTATCGTTTTCTAGTATGCTTTCACTAGACTGAGCACTTGCAACGGGGGATGATTGTGGGGTATTTATTCCAGGTATAAAGTACGCACCGGGCATATTTAATGAGTTTTGTATTGCTTGTTGAGTTTCACCTTCAAATATGGTTTCACTAGTAGGGACACTAGAAATGGTAGAGGGTGGTTGAACAACACCTACAACTGGCTCATTTCCCATATACGCATATGAAGAACATAGTGTTTTTTTATAGTCTTTGTTCTGTTTCTCTTTAATAACTGTCTCATCGTATTCCATTGTGTTCATATTTGCATACAATTGATTTAGCGGATTTTTTGTTTCTAATAATTTTGTCATTTTAGGCAAAATATTTCTATATATTACAAACTCAACAAACAAAGTATCTTCTAAAGGATCCAAGTTTCCAAATTCATCTACCATTGTATTATTTACAATTTGTTCAAATCCAACAACAAGAGAACTTTCTACAATTTCACGAATAGTTGAAACCTTGGATACTAAATGTATAATACTTACTATAGCAACTGCACCACTATCTATAACATTGTCAATACAGTTTGTCAAAAATGGGTCTATAGTACGTAAAAACATTTGTCTTCCTTCTGGACCTCGTAAATGATCATTTAGAGCACCTAAAAACTTTTCATATATATCTTCACGTATTTCCGAATACCCCTTTTTGTCTGTTTTTGAAAAGTTTTTGAATACTTCCTCTATAATTTTAGAAGATAAACTTGATATAGTAGGTAGACTATATTTTTTTTTGATTTTTTCAAATTCCTCTGCTGCGGAATTGTATACTTCAGGACCTTTTTCTATATTACCTAATACTTTTTTTAATAGTTCTTCTCCCTTTTCACTAATTTCACCTGTAGCTTTTCCTAAAGATTCCCTTAGTAGTTTTTCTCCGTGCGCACTAGCTTCCGATAATGCTTTTGCTTGAGTTTCTTGTATTTTACGGTTTGTCTCGTCTTGCATACTGGATACTTGATGAGTAAGAGTATTCGTTAATCCAGATAACATAGCAGTAGGACCTTGTACCACATTATTTAGAGCAGCTGAAGTGCCTTGTACCACATTATTTAGTGCAGTAGCCTGGCCTTGTACCGCATTATTTAGTGCAGCTGAAGAGTCTGGTACCGCATTATTTAGTGCAGCTGAAGTGCCTTGTACCACATTATTTAGTGCAGCTGAAGTGCCTTGTACCACATTATTTAGTGCAGCTGAAGAGTCTGGTACCGCATTATTTAGTGCAGCTGAAGTGCCTTGTACCACATTATTTAGTGCAGCCGAAGTGCCTTGTACCACATTATTTAGTGCAGCTGAAGAGTCTGGTACCGCATTATTTAGTGCAGCTGAAGTGCCTTGTACCACATTATTTAGTGCAGCTGAAGTCCCTTGTATAGGACCTTGAATAATGTTAGGTATACCATTAGAATCTGGGTTGACTATTTCAGATTTATTAGTAATAGCATATTTACGAACACCTTGAAGTTTTTCATTTATTTTATTAAATTGTTCTTCATTCATAGCAGGGCGCATTTCTGTCAACAATTGTATCGCATCATCTATTTCCCTTAGTATATCCGAATTACCACCGGATTGCATTGGTATAGGGCTATTGGGTTCAGATACTACCGTAAGTGGTTTTAGTTGTTCTTTTATCAATTGTATTACTTTACGGGCCTTATTTATTGGCGTATCTTTCCCGAATTTTCTCTGAACTTCTATTATTGCATATTGCAATACATTTAAGAATATTTTTCCATTTTTACTGAGTTTATCATCTGTATCCAATATTTTCTTCAAAACTAATAGATTTATATAATCATTTTCTAAAAAACTTTCCATTGGATGTTTAATTGTGTTCATTACCCCTCTCAAAAAATCATCTTTAAATCTATCTGACAAAACCGCGGTATTTGCGACAGAAAAGTTTTCATTTAAAAACTTTATAAAAACATTTAGGATTTGTATTTTAGCGTGTCTTTGTTTTTTAGGATCCGGATCATCCATATCATTGATAATAGAATCACATATTTCTTGCATAAGAGTTTTAGCCGTATTTACCCAAAATATATTTGGTATTTTATTGAAAAATGCATCTACTAAGTTCATTTGTCTTTCTATATTTTTATGATATTTTTTTCTATAAAATTGAAACACAGTATAATTAATAATAGTCTATATAATAGTAAAAATGAAAAATACTAACAAATCAATTGGTATTATTTATAACAGCGACTGTATAATAACTATTAAGGCAAAACCGCATAAATATAATACCAATAAAAATATAGCAACAATGGAAGCGGAATGTAGCGAACAGTCAATTGTACATATAGTTGATGCTAAATTAAGTCAAAATATCCTAAAGTCATCTTCCAAAACTAATCATATGTATCCAAATGAAAAGGAAAAGGAAAATGCAAAATCAAAAACTCACAAAAAAAAAAATACAATTTCCCAGGCAGAAAAGTCGCGATTATGGGATATATTTGATACAGAGAAAAATACACAACAATCTAAATTGAATCCTAGTCAACCAGATATTGAATGTGTCTATGAACATAGAGAACAAGGGTTATGTCATTTATGTACTTCAGTATTAGTTATTATGGAAGATGGATTTCCAACTTGTACCAATTCAGCGTGTTCCGTTATATACACGGATACGTTAGATTATTCTCCAGAATGGAGATTTTATGGTGCAGATGATAAAAACTCGGCGGATCCGACTCGTTGCGGTAATCCAATTAACCCGCTATTGGTTGAATCGTCTTTTGGTTGCAAAGTTATGGCTTCTTCTAATCTTTCGTATGAAATGAAGAAAATCCGCAAATGGACAGAATGGCAATCTATGCCACATAAAGAAAAATCGCTATACAACGAGTTTCAATTTATTACGATTATGGCTCAAAATGCAGGTATTCCAAAAATACTGATAGACGACGCTATATCCATTCATAAAGATATTTCTGAACAGAAGATGTTTAGGGGATTGAATCGTGATGGTATCAAAGCCGCATCCATATATATTTCTTGTCGTTTAAATGGGTGCCCTAGAACTGCTCACGAAATTGCGGAAATATTCAGTTTAGATAAAACCAGCGCTACAAATGGGTGTTCTATGGCAGTGAATATATTGCATAATATTGAGAGAAGCGTTGATTTATCACAGCAAACCGAACTGCAAATGACTACACCTAGTTCGTTTATTGAGAGATATTGTAGTAAGTTGAATATGAACGTGGAGTTAACTATGTTATGCAAGTTTATTGCAAATAAATTGGAGAAAAATAATATTATTACTGACAATACTCCACACGCAATAGCTGCAGGAATTGTATATTTTATTTCATATTATTGCAATATGAATATATCAAAAACAAATATAAAGCACATTTCCGGCGTTAGTGACGTAACTATTAACAAATGTTTCAAAAAAATGGATGCTATACGAGATACGTTATTACCTAAATGCATTGTTGACAAATACTTATAATAGTATATAATTATACGAAATCTATAATATATGTTCACATATTTCAATAAACTTATATGTAATACCAACTTCTTCTGCATTTTCCCATACGCCGGATATTTTCAGCATATATTTTTTTTCATTTAGCGATTTGTTATTTTGAGTTTCTTTGTATATTTTGAAACAACCCTTATATAGCTGATTTGTTAACACTAAATTATTGCGTTTTTTTAATCCATTCATTTCTTTGTAAGTGTTTACAATATTGTTTTCAATTTCAGATAATAATGTTATATATTGCAAGTTTTTAACATCGTGGGTATAAAAACAAACGACGAGTTTGCTTTCCACACAGTCTTGATAGCCTAGTGATTCACGTACAGATATTTTAGAATATGACGATGTATATTGTGTACCAAGTTTACTTATGAATGGTATTACAAAAAATATTCCGTTCATTGTGAAATTTTCGGATGAATATATTACTTTAGAAAAACAACCATCTATGATATTGTTTTTTTTCTTTTCTAAAAAAAATATATTTTTGTTGTTAAACTGGTATGGATTTATTACAATATTCATATTATTGGATAGATATATAATATGAATTACTCTATTTATTAGGTTTTCGTAGATTTAGTTTTACTATACACCGACTGAAACTAAAAATTGGAGATTTTACACATCAAAGGGTGTAAATATTCATCGGAACACGGTAGCTATATACCCATACGCATTCGTCCGCCTCTTATTCTCCGGTTGTTATACATCATCCCGAACTTTGTATCATATGGCATTGGACCTTTACGCAAATCGTGTAGTCTATATTTGTTTATATTTGGATTGTATTCAGTATTAAACCATTTTACATTAACAAATCCAGATTTATCGTCTATAGTGTAATCTAAGTTTTGTATAGAATAAATGCCCTCTTGTGTATTTCTCAAATATCTGTCATATTCACTTTGATTTACTTCACGTGTGATTTCGTCATTTTTTTGTATTATGTTTTTGTCGCCGATTTTATAAAATATATTGCGGTCTATAGTAATACCATTTTTTTCAAGTCGTCTTTGTATTAGATTGTCTTCATATCCCCAGGCCCAAAAATTAGGGAATCCATTTACTTTTTCAAAATCACCGGCTTTAATGGAAACAATTCCACCCAATGTATACGTAAACCCAAAGAAATGTTTTACCACTCCAGGCATTGTATCATAGTGAAATAAGTTTTTTTCAGCAGGCATAGTATCCACATCATTGAACACTAGTGTAATGTTTTTGTAGTCATTTGGGTATTTGTTTTTGACAACTATAAATCCAATATTTTTCATTGCACCTCGGTTAAATATTCGGTCATCTGTTTGATGAATGTAATGTATAACATAATCTTCTTGATTATAGTCTTCTAATATATATTTCATATGACTTTTAAATGCAATCAATTGTGTTTCTCTATTGCGATAAGGGACAATAAAAACTATTTTAGGAATAACAGACAAATATTTAGTTGTAGACATACCAATTTCCGCGGCTTCTATACTAATGGTTATATTCTGAGTTTCTTGGAAACTAGGATTACAATAATCTAATGTATTTTGTTCCGCGACAACTCGTTCATTTGTATTTTCAAGAATATTTTTTCCGTAACCCATTTTAGTTTCTTCAAAGTCCAATTTAGCTAAATCTTCATACCCTAGTACAAAATCTACATTAGTGTTATTTATTGTTATATCATCCATATCGTATAGTTTTTATTTAGAATATAAAATCACTATAAAATCATATATGCAAAAACCTTATATTACTATAATATATAACTATGGCAAATATAGATAGTACAGCTAGATTAGAATTAAATGAACTTAGGTATATTTCGTGGAAAGGAAAGACATTGAATCAAATTACGTCAACTTTGAAAAAAAATAATTATATATTGAATCAGGGGGATAAAGTAAATATATTCAAGGCAAATCCAGTTAAATTATATCGTAAAGAACTTGCATCACAGACGATAACTTCCGGAAATCCCCGGGTTTCTTCTAGTATTCAAGATTTTGAAACACCCAATGGATATTCTATTGTTTCATCGGTTTTAACCCCGGCAGGAAACTGCACATCTTTAGCAAACACAGTAGATCCTACTATACCAAAAAGTAAATATGAAACTGGCGGAGCTATAGAATTATCCTCTAATCCTAAAATATGCTTTTCTCAAGCAGACAATGCTAGGCGCAGATGCCGAAGCGGCGGAGCCGCAATAAAGCAATATGATATAACGAATCACAAGAACAACTATTACACTTCTAGCAAACAATATTTGTATGATAGAAACCAGACATTTGAACAAAATCAATTCAAGTATGCAGTGGCAGATAACGCCAACTGTGCGGCACCTACTGTAAAAATGAGTAATAATCGGTTTTATTCTCAGGGTGGGGTTAGTTCAAGCGATCTCACTGCGCGCGTGCGATATGAAGAAATTACAAATGCCGCTGCGCAAACTGCTAATGTATATGGCGCCGAAACCGCCAATGCTCTTGCATATGGTGTAAACGCTACTATATACACAAACAAAGACCGTGCCGGGTACTCGGTTACACAAACCCCCGTTGTAGATAAATATAGTGGCGAATTAAAGAAATGTGTTACTAAAAAACTATCGTATGCTACATAATAATATACACAAGATTGCGAATAACTCCTTCAGCTTTTCTTACGGAGTTAGAGAAAACTCCGTAGTTTGAAAGAGTTTATGCTAAAACTGGTGGATTATCAATTGATATATCTTTGAATAAAATGTTGTATTGTATGTTATGTTTTATACACCAATACATACATTTTTGCACATTAGATTTTATAATGCTGTCAATTTTCTCTTGTTTTGGCTTAGAATCCATCAAGGATAATGTATAGTGAATGTTTTCAATTTGTTGCTGTCCAAAAATAGAGTTATATTCCTCTATTTTTGTGAGAAAATAATAAGGAATTGGATATTGGGGTAATAATCGTTGTATAACTATATTGGGTTGCAATACATTCTTAAATGTTTTGTATATAAATGGGTAAAAACTAGTATTGCCATTATACAAAAACCCTTTACAAACTACGTATTTTTCCGAATTGGCGGACCGGCTCGTATTCGGTTTAGTAATATATACTTTTTTATAAAAAGAGCTCAATAATGCCAGCATATCTAGAGTTGTTTCTGTAAAACAGTCAAATATTTTTAAAATAAAACAACCGTTTACAGATTGCATACAAAGGGAAAAACATATTTGGGCAAATAATAATCGCGTCATATTTTGTTCTTGGTTATTGAAATCCATAGAAAAATCAAACCCTCCATCTGCTGTAATAAAGTTCATAGATGAACCGTATTTTTCTCTGCAATATTTCAGATTTTCCAGTGATAATAAATTGCCGGTTTTGTCGGCCCCGGTTTCAATATATACATTGCGGTTTTCATCTAAAAAATGATTACTCTTTTTCCAGGCCGGTATCATATCATCGTTTTTATCATCTAGTAGAGTCATACCATAATATTTGTCTTCTTTACAATTGCGGATGTATGCCAGGGCCTCTATGAAACCACCGGGGCCTTCGGCTAAATGAAATGATCGTATTACTTTTTCGTGGGGTTCTAAGTGCAATAGCTCAATTAATTCAATCATTTTGAAATAAGATCGGGAAAGGGGTTTATATTTAGCAACACTCTTTTTTTTGGTTGGAACAGAAGAATGGATATATTCATATGTATTGGTATATTTTTTGTATAAATCCCACTCCGAAATATGATCTTTTATTTGCTCTTTTATGTCATACAAGTAATGTGATAAAGTGGATGACAATTTAGGTATAGGGGAAATACTATTGGCTTCGCTACATTCTAAATATTCATACAGCTTAGTGTGCATTTTGGGTATTAAGAAATAAATCATTATGTAGAGGTAGATTATGCGTATGGAGTAGATGAATACAATAAATAGATATGTTTATATCTATTTGTTCTTGTCATTATTCTTGTAGCGTTTCAATATAAATATTATAAATTATGTATAAACAATAAATGATAAATATATAAAAATTGCTTACTATTATTAGTTAATAATTAGTAATATTAAAAAAATGAATAATACCGGTGAAATGAGTATAATGCCTACATTAAACAAAAATAAAAAAATCCAAAAGTATTTCATAGACAAAAAAACGTTATTAAACTATCAAAATAAAGCCCTATTTTGCATTAGTATTTTATCCACTATTTCGTGTATTCATTATAATTATACCAAATCGTCTGCTATGATTACTATGTGTTTACATATCATATCATTGTATTGCTTTATTGATATATTTTATATTACAGAAACGACTAGTAAATTACATCATATGTTTTCAATTGCTATAATGATTTATGTGTATGTAAAAAATGTTCAATCGTATGATTATGTATCGGTTGGTTATATTTTTTGTAAAACTGAAATATCATCTATATTTTTAGTTTTTAGATATTGGTTGGATAGAAAAACAGTTATTTATAAAATTAACTTAGCCGTTTTTTATTTATTATTTTTGAAAATACGTGTCATTGATTTCTATAGTGTAATTTCACCTGACTCGCATATTTATATTATTACCGAGAAGTATTCAAAAGATAATTTCACACTGACGTTTATATTTTTGGGAAGCATGTATGGGTTTTATACATTGTATATTTACTGGTTTATTCAGATAAATATTTTATTGTACAGAACTCTATACACAAAACGGGATGTGTTAGTATAAAAAATTATTATTGAACCAATTTCATTGTCTTATTTTTTATGTAATGACTATAATTCCCTAGTACGTTAATCTAAATATTCTTCTTCACTTAATTCGCTAGTGCAATCCAAGTAATTTTCCTCTTGCACGTTTTGCAATTCAAATGCATTTTTGATTTTAGCCGAACCCGTTTTTTTTGATTTCGATTCTTTTTTAGGCGGAGGGATATATCCATCTTCATCATCCTCCTCTTCCTCGTCATCCTCCTCTTCTTCGTCATCGTCTTCTTCGTCATCGTCTACTACAAATCCGTCTTTTACATATCCATTTTTTGTTCTTTTTTCAGCATCTTCAATATCACTATCGCTTTCACATTCGCTATCTTCTTCCCCAATATCTTCAAATCCACCATACAATGTTTCGTATATTTTTTCCCACATATCTTCGGTTAAATCAACTATAGCACCTTCTGCTGATTTAGCAATCAGAATGCAACTACCGAAAAACAGCGTATTATCAACAGGCGGAGGAAACTCGTATTTGTTTTCGTAATTGGCCCTCCCAGTTGTTTTACCATACAAGCTAATCGTATATTGGTGTTTAGCATATTCAACTGACCAACTAGTAAAACATTTGAACCCGTCCGCCGCTTTTAATCCTGCTTTTTTATACAATTCCGTTTCTACGACGGATTTCATAGATACTTGTTTAATCGTTCCGAGTTTTTCAACAATAATAATAGATGGCATACTTCTAAAGTATGAGTATAGTAATAGATATATGATTGCGCAAAATATATTTATATAGTTTTTGCTAAATATTTAGGCAATTTTTTGCCGAATATGTTGGAATACCAAATATCCTGAAAATATAATTAATGTGGTGGGTTTTACAGTCAGTCATAGTTTCCATTATTGTTATTACATTATTGCATTATGGTTGGTATTATTTGAAAAAAACATATAGTACACCCAAAACCAAAGATATTGCCAAGATACATGCCGAAAAATATGACCATATCTTGTCGGAAATATTAGAAGCCAAAACTAAAAGTTCTCCGGAAATACAAATTGATCCAGAAGAAATGGAAAATGATTTAGCAATGTTTTTGGAACAAACATTATCCGATCCGGCAAGAGAGAATCACAATCAAATACCTGCATTATAAATAATATTTTAGCAAAAAGATATAAACATATTTAGCCATAGTATATTACATTACGTCCAATTACTATGACTAGCAATCTAAAAAATATATTATCCCGTTTTCCGCAATTTGAACTTTCCTATGAAACTATTTCACATAAGAAAGTTTCCGAACCATATGATATTGCTTTAGCAATCCCTATGGGTAAAAAATATTACGTATGGTTTTCATATGATGGTAAAAGAAATATATGCTATTTGATGGAAATTACGCGCGATAAACGCGTGGGTACTATAACCGAATTGACGATGAAATGTAATCAATCTATGTATTTTGGAACCGTGTTATATGGAACGGTAGTTTCATTGGAAAAAGCTACCCAACAAGTATTTGTTATAGAAGACATTTTCTATTACAAGGGTATTTCCATAAAACATCATACATTTAGCGAAAAATTGGGCGCCATTGATAATATGTTTTCCGATAAATTGTTTGAAAATAGTGCAACAATCGCATTTGCATTGCCTGTGTTATGGTGCGATAATATTGTGGATGATGTACAAAACAAAGCACAAATAGACAATTGTGGCTATATTATACATCACGTGCAATATCGCAGTCTTGTGCAAACAATGCCATACATCAATATGTCGGCGAAGCCGAAAACAACGATTTCGGAACAAGTAGCTGCTGCACCAATGCAAGAACCCACTTTTTATGGAATTATTCCCCAGTTTTCCTATGGCAAACCGCAATACAAATATCCGACTAGTTTTGTCGTTAAGGCCGATATACAATTTGATATATATCATTTGTTTTCCTATGGCCAAAATAAATCGCAAGTGTATTGCGGTGTGGCGGGTATTCCTAATTATGAAAAAAGCGTGTTTATGAATGGATTATTCAGGAATATTAGGGAAAACCGCAATTTGGATTATATTGAAGAAAGTGACGATGAAGAAGATTTTGAAGACACGCGTTTAGACAAATATGTACATAGCGAAAAAACCTTGTTAATGGAATGTGTATTTCATAAAAAGTTCAAAAAATGGGTTCCTGTTCGTATTTCACCTCCGGGGGGGTCAGTGGTACATATTGGTAAATTATAATATTTGTATATTATATATATAAATATGACTTATAATGAATATATATATAACCAAGAGCCCGACCCTCATGCCAAATGTAAAAAACCACTGACCGAGGATGCAATAAGTGAGTTTTTAAAAAAACAAAAGATAAATGATAAATATTGTGACGGATACACCTTATTACATATGGCTACTACTTTTGGCCAACTTGATATTATAGAAAAACTTTTACAACAACCAGGAATAAACATTGAAACTAAAGACACAAGTGGTAGAACTGCACTTACAATTGCAGCCCAGGACGGATCACCAGACAACACTACTGTTTTACCAGACAACCCTACTGTTTTACCAGACAACCCTACTGTTTTACCAGACAACCCTACTGTTTTACCAGACAACCCTACTGTTTTACCAGACAACCCTACTGTTTTACCCACTGTGAAAATTCTTCTTGCCCATGGTGCAGATATAGATGTCCGTGGACATAATGGAAAAACAATATTAATGGATGCAGTTTTAAAAAAAGACTATAAGCTTGTAAGTTTTCTTATTGACGAAAAAAAAGTTAAAATAAATGAAATTGATGCATTCGGTAACACTGCTCTTGTATTAGCACTTGATAAACCAGAACCAAAAATGATAAAGTTTCTTCTTAGAAAAGGTGCAGACCCAAATGTATCTAATAAATATGGAGATACATCAATAAGTATTGCAGATAAAAAAGTAAAACATTTCAAGGATTTAAAATCTTCAAACGATGAAAATAATCGTGATAGAGATAACAGATATAAGAAAAGGGTAGAGTACACTGAATTAATACAAATTTATACTGAAATAGTTCTAATACTTTTAGAAACCCCGGAAGTAAGAATAAATGAACAATTTTCAGAAGCCACTTATAAAGCTGATGCGCAAGCTGATGCGCAAGCTGATGCGCAAGCTGATGCGCAAGCTGATGCGCAAGCTGATGCGCAAGCTGCCTCTAGTTTAGCTAATAAAAAAATAAGTAACTTAATTAAAACAAGAAAAATTACTATGGATGCGACAAAATCTATTAATCCGTACGGAAGATTGTCATCTATTTTTAAAATAGGTCAAACCGGTAAATCTGGTGGTAAGAAATCCAAAAAACAACAAGGAGGTAAAAAATCCAAAAAACAACAATCTAAAAACCAGAAAAAAACACACAAGAAACAACACAAACAAAATTGATTTATATAGAATATATAAACACTATAGTATATATTCTATAACTTATAAATTGTAAGAGCAACCTGGACTTCGGAGAACGAATGGTTGTCGTACATTTTCAGTATCAAAGCGGATGAAAATGCAAGAGAGAATCGTATTTCAAAGAACGAAGATTCTTCACACATTTTCCGAAGTTCTACTAAGGAAAATGACTATTTATAAATATTAGGGAAAGCCGCAATTTGGATTATATTTAGAAAAGAGATGATTATATATATATATTATATATATAATTTACATATATGTCTGTTAGTACTCAAGAGTTAGAGGATGCTATTGAAAGAGGTAAAGAAAAAAGAGCAAAATATTTATTACCTGAAACAGTTAAAAAAGAAGTTGAAACGGCAATACAAAATAATGATACGGAATATTTTGAAACTATAACTTCAGAAAATATTAATAAAACAAATGATCCAGACCAAACCCCATTAATACTTGCTGTTATGAATGGAAAACTAGAAATTGTAGAAGTATTGTTAAATAAAGGGGCTGATAGTAATGCAAGAGATATAGAAGGACAGAATGCATTAATGTATGCTGCTATAAATGGACATAGAGAAATTGTAAAATCATTATTAAAGCCAGGGGCTAATATTAATGCAATAGATAATCTAAGACGAACACCATTAATGCATGCTGCTATGAATGGAAATCTAGATATTGTGCAATTATTGTTAGATGAAGGGGCTAATATTAATGCAAGAGATATAGAAAAAAAGGATGCATTAATGCATGCTATTGAAAATGGAAATCCAGAAGTAAAAGATGTAGTTTATCGTGATCATACAAATAGAAATCTAAATATGTTACAATTATTAAGAGATACAAAAGGAAAAGAAAAATCTGAATTAATACGTGCTATTAAAATAAAATATATAGGAATTGTACAATTATTGTTAAATAAAGTGGCTGATATTAATGCAAAAGATAGAAACGGCCGAACACCATTAATGCATGCTGCTATGAATGGAAATCTAGAAATTGTAAAATTATTGTTAGATGAAGGGGCTAATATTAATGCAATAGATATATACAACCAAACCCCATTAATGTATGCTGCTAGACGTGGAAATCTAGAAATTGTACAATTATTGTTAGGGAAAGCACTAGAATCAGGAAACAAAGATTATATAAATCTTAACAACACCAAGGATTTAACTGCACTTGATTTAGCTAACGAAAACAACCATATGAAAATTGTCAAATTATTGCTAGATAATCCAGAAACAATAGTACCTAAAAACTTTACATTAAACCCAAAAGACACATCCTCTCAAGAATACCTAGATGCAGAAAACACTTTAGGCACAATTCGTAATTCAAAAAGTGTAATCAATGGATTTATGAAAAACATGCCTAGTAAACTAACAGCCGGTATATTTGGAATGAAGCCTTCCCCAGTATATCCTTGGGAAAGATTCATAAAACCGGTTAGTCAAATTAAATTTTTAGATTCTTTAGTAGGTAATTCAATCAAAGAAAATAGAGAAGCAAAAACCGATCTTAATATAGTGAGAGCACAAATTGCTTTGCTACATTCTATAATACCTAACAAAGGAGATGAAGCCGCAAAAGAAATGCTTGCTAGTGCAAAAAAAATAGGGTTAGTTTCCGATTTAGAAGAAAAAGAACAAACAAGTATATGTAGTAAACATTCAGAAATATTGAAAAAATACCCACACGCATCTCAAATAGATAAATCACTTATGTGCGCATTTCAAGAAATAGCGGTCTATCAAATGTCTCACGGACCATTTGTACTTCTTGAAGGACAAAATATTTTTCACTTTTTAGCATTGGCTACTATACGTAGTGGTAGAGTTGGTATGAAAGCAAAACTCGTCGTGGTATCAAGGTATTGGAATAAAGGAAATGAAATGCCAGAAAAAACAAGAGACCAAGACATTTTAGATAAAGTATTAGAATATTTATGTGATGCAACTAAACTTGAAACTGAAACATCTCCATCACAATTGCAAGATTTTTTGAGGAGTAACACAGATATTCAAAATATGTTATCAGCAAAAGACAATGCTGGCATAAGTCCACTTGACATTGTAGCATCACTATCACAAGAATCTTATAGTAAATGTTTTATAACAAACATTGATAGTACAAATGTTAGAATTGATAGTACAAATGTTACAGAAATTACATCAGGTGGTAAATCGCGACGCAATCGCAAACACAAACAAGTGAAGAAAACACGTAAATCCAAAAAATCTAAGAAATCGCGCAAAACTGCACGCAAATAAACATGTATTTAGCACCGAAAATCCATATGATCAGCATGATGCTAGATGTATGGTATGTGATGCCTGAGGGCATCATACCACACACCTAGACATTAAATTATTCGGTAACCGAACTGACGGAAAAAATCCAAAAACAACAATCCAAGAAACAGAAAAAAACACACAAGAAACAACACAAACAAAATTGATTTATATAGAATATATAAACACTATAGTATATATTCTATAACTCCTCTTATAATCTATCACCATTATGCAAAGAATGAATCAACAAAAATTAACCAACTTTTTCCAAAAGTCCGCCAAAATTGTTCCCCAGGTTCTCCCCAATAATAACCCAAGATCAACTACGCCAAAACCTAGGACAGAGTTCTTAGAACCAACCGCTAAACCGTGTGAAATCCCGTGTCCAGAATCCGATATAGCCAATCCATATTATTGTATGATGTTTGACGGATGCAGCAAAGGCAACCCGGGGCCCGCTGGAGCAGGAGCTGTTATATATGCCAATAATGTGGAAATATGGTCCCGGGCCATTTTTGTGGGCAACAGGGAAACCAACAATTTAGCAGAATATACTGGTATGTTATTAGGATTAAATGAGGCTGTTCGTAGAAACATCCGCGTTCTCACAGTTAAAGGCGACAGTGAAGTAGTTATTAAACAAATGCTGGGAAAATACAAAGTCAAATCGGAGAACTTGCTAGATATTTATGAACAAGCCAAAGATCTAGAAAAACATTTTGATAAAATAGACTATATCCACGTATATCGCCATTTGAATGCCAGGGCAGACGCATTATCCAATGAGGGTTTAGCAAAAGTAATCACACGCAAATAATCTATCTATATGTTATACTATGCCAAGTCTTCAAGTAGGTGACTTTTCTCCAATAAATGCTCCATCGGCAGGTGTTATACAACAACCTTATATGAGTTCTTTAGGTGGAGAATCATATAAATATGCGTCTAAAGGTGGTCGCAAATCAAGACTAAGTAAAAAACAACAGCGTCGCACGAAAAAAGCCAAGCAAAATAGACGTTCTCGGAGAACCCGTTCCAATCGGTAATTTTTATGGATATATAGCTAAATGTTCTCCACTATTTCTTCTAAAGTATCAAACTTAATCAAACACTTTTTTTCTGAAAGTGTTTGTTTAGCCACACATTCTTCATCATCGCTATTTGCACTTGCCTCTTGCTTGGCAACTGGTTCAAATACTCGTTTCCAAGTTTTGTCGCTATCCCAGTCTATAGACATTTTTTCTTTATTCGCCTCATATGCTCGGCTATCGATTTGCCGGATTCGGTAATTGCATTTTTTATAGAAACGTTTGCGTTGGTTCCATTGGTTTTGGAAAACATCGTGGCTATCTATTATATCCACTATAATCGGGTTCTCGTGTTTTACTCGTAAAATGCGACCTACCGATTGCACTATATCCGTTTTGGGAGTTACCATAACTAGCGTTGATAGTGTTTTGATGTCCAATGCCTCCGCTGCCATAGCATATGTCGCTAAAACCACTTGTTTAGTCTCAGTTTCCTGTAAAGCCGCCTGTTTCATCCCGCCCACATAATATCCCACTTCGGCGATTTGCTTATAAGCGATTGCATCGTGCAAATAGGTCAACAGGGACCTATTATGCGCCAAAATCATAATCTGGTTCTCCGGACTCTCTTTCACTAAATCACCTATTACACGAACAATGAAATCGCTGCGCGGACCAAACTCACATAGTTTCGTAATCATTGTGCTATATTTAGGCGTGCCTTTCCAGTCATATTCCACTTCATTAAATTGGGGATCAGATGAGTTATACACAATTCCGCGAACACAAACATGGTCTTCGTCTTTCCGGGCTTCAGTGTAGATTTTGTTGCCGATGAACATATATAACACTTTGGTCAATTTGTCTTTGCGATCCACGGTGGCCGAAATACCGAGCATATAAGGCGTCACTATTTTCGTCAGTGTTTTGGAGAACTGTTCGCTACCAATTCGGTGCACTTCGTCTATGATAGTGAGGCCGAAACTGGAAAACGTATTTCCCGGATAATCTTTGTCATATAACGTCTGAATCATTCCTATAACAATGTCCTTGTTCTCTATATCCATCACTTGGGCCTGGATTTTCCCGACCCGGGCCCCGGGCAGAAACTCGTTGATACGCTCAATCCACTGGTTCATCAAGAACTCTTTATGGACTAAGATCAAAGTCTTTTTGTGCAATAGTGAAATGATTTTTAACCCCATAACGGTATTGTGAGTAACAGTAAAGTCACCTAAAACAAACCGACGATTACCGGCATTATCCTGTGATGATAAATCATCTCGGGATAATTCTCGGTCTCCTACCACTTCGTGTCCAGAGACCCTTGTTATTTCAAATCCATAATAATCATCTTCGGGCAATACAGATACTGAAATATCATAGGACAAATCGTAGGTATCGTATATAGAAATAGTCGTATTATTGTGCAATATGACTTTATATCCACAAGATCTAGCAATACGAACTACATCGTTGTATAATTCGGGTATATCTATTATAATATTTTGGTTTCCGTATTGGCGTATAATTTCTTCTATGTAGAGTCGGTTCTGTTTGTAATTTATATGAATAGGAACGCGATATCCGCGCCATTTTTTTTCTTTGTAAGTTTCTAAATATTCTGAAATAGACATATCCACAGTGGTTTTTGACCCAGGTTCTCTCAAAGACAAAATATGACTAGCATTTACAATGTATGATATTTCTAGATTGGGAGAACTTAGGTCTTTTATTTTATACATTGTTTCCCTGCCTCTGGCTAATGTCAAAACGTTTCGTGGTGTAGAATCATCGCCCATTAATACGTCTCCTACTACAATATCCTGCACCATTTTAATTGTTCCATCATACATAAGAACCGGAGTGTTTTTACCTAAACATTTCCCTCGCCCGCAGGGAACCTCCAAAATGCCACCGCCGCCCTTATGTGGAGACCCATTGCACAAGGCTGTATCCACGTGTTTTGTGTAAACGCCAATAATGTTTTCCTGATAATCGCGAATAGATTTAGAGAACTCCAAATCAATGTCTAGTCCAGGTTCCACATCCGTTTTACTGGGAAGGCCATAGCGTTCTTGTCCATAAAATCGGGGCAAATATATTTTCTTGTCATTTTCTCTATAAACTGGGAAAGCGGTTTCTTCCGGAGAGGCAACTCCATATGTTGCTCCTGCTACCACCGGTTTGACAAACAAGTCTTTATAAAGAAACTTGAGATCATCTGGATGTAAATATTCTTTAGGAATGGTATATCCTTTTTTGCCTAAATGGGAGTTCTCCCTAATACAAGAACGATATTCTTCTGTTATAACAAAATCGGGGTCTTTGGGTACAGGAGGAACTGCAGCCTTCTTTTTAGCAGCGGCAGCAGCGGACATTTTACGGCGAATAAATGCATTATGTTGGGATTTCATTATAAGTACGAATGATGGATGAGTAATACTAATATATTAACTAAATAATCTTTATTACATTTAGCATTATTGCTTTCAATTTTTCATCACTTTTCACATAAAAATATATAAATCTATGGTATAGATGAAGATCCCGGAATCTGTTAAAAATGTGTCGTCCGTTGAAATTGTGCTATTTTTGGCATTTGTCCTATATATTGTTCTCCCAATAAATACTCCTGATTATATGAAATCATTTGTCAATTCCCATTTGGGTCTGCTATTTTTCTTTTGTGTAACGGTTGGATTATTTGCATACACAAATCCCATTTTAGGAGTAGTATATATATTGGTTGTATACGAGGCTTTGCGCCGAAGTAGTGATACATTCCATAATCCTAGAGCAATTGTATTAGAATATGAGCCTTCGCAAAAAAACAAGGATGCTACTCTTAAAAAAATGAACCCAACCCGTAGTGAAAAATCTGTGGAAGAAGAAGTCATTGAAGCCCGTGCTCCTATCAATAAAACTCATTCTATAGAAATTGTGCAAACTACGTTTAAACCAATGAGTAAAGCGGTTGAGGGAGCTTCGCCTTATTAGGGGAAATATATTTTTATTGATTATATAATTAACTTCTATTCGTAGAGGATCAAAATCCTCTATGAATAAAGCAGACTCTACTTATAGATGTTACGTGTATAGTGTAATACACATAATTATAAAAATGTGCATATATCAGGACGCGCATAGCATTTATGCTGAATATTTATAAGCCATTATTATCCACATTGAAAATATTGCACCATATATGATACCTATTGGTATAATTAGTCCTTGCAAATGTGCAGTATAACCTGACGTTGTCTTTTCATTTGCTTTTACGGATGGGTATGACCCTAATGTTCCACCAACCGAAGATATAATTATTATTATACAAACCATACTTATGACAAAAGATTTTATATCCCAGCCATTCCGGAGATGATTTTTGTCGGCCCCCAAGTTATTAAAAAACTTACGTATAATGACCCGAATATCTTTCGCAGTGTCTGGCAAACTCGCCATATCTATATCAGGTTTAACTATACTTCGGTTTAATGCAACGGACAGTGAAGACAATAACATAAAAATAATAATGAATATACCTACCCACATTTCATTTGAATCATATTGCATTCCACCAATCAATAAAATGAACCCCAATAAAAACATAATAGCCATAATAAAAATAGTAGCCAATGTTAGGTCTGTCTCCTCTGTAATATAATTTGAAATGCTATATTTATAAAACAAAGGAGCACCTAAATAACTGGATCCTAGTGCAACTAATAAAATAATAAATGCATACCCTAATGCAATTTGTGCATTAGATTGGTCTTTTTTACCATCTACTAAATATGTTGTCGTATTTTGTTGCACTATAGATTGGTCATTATCATCTACTGGACTGCACGTTATTAAATTATTATTAAATAAATTGATGACTTCATTATCTATTACAGTATTATCTTCTGTAGTAAAACCTTCTATTTTTTTTGGCAATATTATTTTATAATTACTATTAACTGGATATGTTGCAAAAAGTCCTTCCGGAATAGTTTCATAATTTGAAAAATCAATTTCATTTATTATAATAGTTGATGTAAATATGATGACATTATCAATACCGCTCTTATACATAATATATTTTTGTTTGGGTTCTATAAGTTTCTGCATATCAAAGTTCATTGTGGTATAATGCATTGGCGGTTTTATAGAGGCATTGATTATTTCATCTATTCCATTTGAATCGCGATCAGTATATCGGGCGTTTGTCAAAAGAAAACATAAATACAATTTTTCGGATGTATTCACAGTTGGAACCAATTCTATTACAAGTTCGGCATCAAACTTAGCATCCATAGTTATATTATGAGTTGCCTTGAAAATGTACAAGTTCTTACATTTGTATTTACGTATATCTACATTAGATACATAGGTAGCATTTTGACGCATTGTCCCACTCGGCATAAAATAAGGTATTTTGATATACCCACCATTTATTTGTGTTTTTGCAAAACGATGTAAATAAATGATAGCACTGTATAAATCGGTTACTATTGATTGTTTATCATCATTAAAACTCTCATCATTTATTATAAAACTTTTATCAGTTGTTGTATTATCCGACGACATTATATAGTATATAATTATACTATATAAACATTTGTATAACCAATATATAACTAACTGTCTATTAAACTGGTCTTGTATATTGAAAAATAGATTTACTATTTCCTAAATAGTGTGGCTTTGTCCCACTTATCGCAATAGACTCTAAAGATATGGAATATATGAAAACGTGCCATTTTCATATACAGTCGCACTAAATGTAGTTTTATAGCCTTCTACGTAAACTGTATCGCCGTTTTGTATTTCATTGCATCCATATTCACCTGTACAGCTTTTCCCATTTACACTTACCGGCAATTTAGCACTAATATTGCTATTTCCATTAGTCATAGTATAATATTGCCATTTATCACGCCCATTCAACCATTTGCGCCCCATTAATGGTAAAATGAGCGCATCGCCACTTCCATTCATTGGCGTTAAAATGCCTATTTGCTGATAAGACATACCTGATCCTCGGGTTTCAATGTTTACTGGTATTCCGCGAATATCTGACGAATCACGTGGATGGTAATATCCATCATTTTTCAAAGGTGGGGAATATGGATCATTGAACGAATCATTACGTCTAGTAGCAACACTTGCTAAAGTAGGTTGTTGTATAACTACAATTTTGGTAGGGTCTGCCGAGTTTTGTTGATTATTATATTTGTGCTGAGAATAAATCATATAAACTACTAAACCAATTACCAATAATAAAATAAATAGGGTCATATTTTCAATACATATTACTCCTGGAATACACTTTTTTGCCATAACTATACACTAAATGTATATTATTATGCGATGATAAATCATATACGAATAATCATATGGATTATATCATTATGTGTTATATACATATGTTATTGCGAGTTAGCAAAAACATATGATTACCAATCCGTATCAACATTAATTGTTGGTGGATTAAATGTCCAATCTAAATTGGGAAATAACGGGAACTCATCCGGACAAAAAGAGTAGCATCTATCTTGAATACTATCGGAATAATGTATTAAATGATATCCTGTATATTTTTTTACCATACAATCAATACTTTCGGCATAATCCCACAACATATTTTCAATATTTTGCAAACTAAATAACCAAAATAAAAACTTGACGGGGGAATACAAAATTTGACCAAATATATCTAAAGAATACCATCCAAAACATTTGTTCAAATTGGTTATAAAACGTACTCCACCAGTTAAATAACTTCCTAGCCATTGAAATACACTAGGTATATATTTGAATGCCTTTGTAATATTATCAAACACTTTACCTATGTACCATGCTAAATATTTAAACAATTTAGGAATATATGTAAAAACTTGACCAATTGATACAAAAAACTTACCGATTCGTTTAAATCCTTTTGTCACTTCATCAAATATCTCAAATGTTTTTTTAAGATTTTCGCCAGCTCGTTCAAAAACTGCCTTTGTGCGCTCAATTGATTCGCGTATTGCATCACCCACCGGGTCATCTATACCTTCTAATATAGGTTTCTTTCGGCGTTTTACTAATTTTCCGTCTTCTCGTTTGATACGTATTTCTAAACCTTCTTGAACTGTTTGAAAAAATATTTTATATACTGAAAACCCGACTAAAATACAAATAATGATGATTATAATAGGAATAATATATGACTTTATTTTGCTGTTCATTGTTATATAATATATGCATTTTTTATTCATTTTTCTTCGTAAAACTCTGGAAAATGTGCGACACCCATGAGTTCATAGAACGAATGGTTGCTGTTGTATTTTTATACTAGTAATAATAAATTACTAGTAAATTATATATTTTATATTTGCTAGGTTATCGTATTATTTAGTTATCGTATTATTTATTTAGCAGATACACAAACGTATTTGTCATTGCAAGTGTATCCTTTTTCACAGTCTTTATCTGTAGTGCAAGGAGATTCGTTGGATTCATCAACCCCTTCGTGGGATTCATCAACTGATTTATGTAAATCTTTTCCATCGGCTCCTTCGTGGGATTCATCAACTCCTTCGTGGGATTCGTCTAGATCTTTGTGATCTTCCATTCCTTCTTTTTTACCCTTGCCTTTGCTTTTCATTCCCTCTTTTTTACCCTTGTCTTTGCTTTTCATTCCCTCTTTTTTAGGGTGATAAATCCCATCCTTGGTAGCGGGTTTCTTACTTTCCATACCTTCCAATACAATATTAGATCCAGATTTAACAACATTGGACACGACTAATGAAATAACCAAAATAACAATCATATTTTTGCTGAAATACGATGTCAAATATCCGACTAACAAAAATACTGCCACGTGTATAAACTCTCCGCTAAACATCCATATTAGCAGGTTTACAAGACACACAATAAACGAGACATATAACACATATTTATTGTATAATAAACTTTTATTGTCAGCAAGCTTTGCTGAATAGTTTTGATATACTTTATTGTACAACTTTTTCAAAGTAGATGATGCAGACTTTTTCAATGCCATTATATACTATAGAAGGATAATAACATATTCATATTTCCTAAATAATTTATCTTGCTGGAATAATTCCTAACGCCACATTTTCCGACGTTTCTTTCGGATAAACAATAATATCGTCTGTATAATTTGGAGGAATGTCTCCACTGTAAATATCCAATACTTCTTTCACCACTTCCTCTCTTTGTATATCCGTTTTATCAAACTCAAAACTTGATATACTAGATGAACGGCGGCCTTTGAACTTGTTCAAAAAATCGTCCATTCCATTTATTTCTCCAGCGCGATCATTTTGTTCTAAATCTCCGGTTATAACCAAACGGCTATTTTCACCCAAACGCGTTAACAACATTTTCATTTGTGATATAGTGGAGTTTTGCATTTCATCTGCTACAATCCACGCATTCTTAAATGTTCGTCCTCGCATAAACCCTAAAGGAGCAATTTCAATGATTTTTTCTTCCATCAATTCTTGTACTTCGCGTGGCGATAGAAATGTGTATAACACATCATAAATGGGACGAACCCACGGTGCCATTTTTTCTTCCAATGTTCCAGGTAAAAATCCGAGTTCTTCATCTACAGTAACCGATGGTCGCGTGAAAATGAGTTTTTCATATACACCTAATAAAAAGTATTTTACACCAAACTCTGTTGCAAAAAGGGTTTTACCTGTTCCTGCGGGACCACTCGCAACAATAATTTTTCGGTTTTTATTTTTTAGGGTGTCAAAATATTGCTCTTGGTGTCTATTTTTGGGTTGTGTAAACCTACTTTCAAAATTCGCCTTCTCATTCGGTGACAGGTATTGCATATTTTCATATAATTTACGCTGTTTTCCAAATGATTTTTGTTCGTATTCGGCCATATATTCATTTAATAGCTCTTTCTCAGACTGTTTTTTGGATTTACGTCCGCGTCTTTTTTGTAGAGGGGGGCTATTTGTTTCTAAAGGATTCATTTATACTATTTGGGGATTTTATATTTTTGTAAATATAAAAAAATCATTGTTTTTATATATTCGTTTCGTGCTATAAACCAATTATGGTGTATATTTATTGTGAAAATAAAAAAGATAGACCAAATGGAAAATCTTTTCATTGTTAGTTAATTATATTATAATTACAAGGATAATAAAATACAAATATGCGGTGAATCATTTATACCAATGAATATTTCAACCAGAACACATTCAGGTGGGGGTCGTTTATATCAATGAATAATCAAATCTTCATTGGATTCAATGGAAAACATTTTTATGTAATAGTTTCTATTTCTTCCCCGTCTTCTAATTCATATTCACCTTTTGCAATCAATACATTGCGTTCTGTAATTATCTTGCGCAGGACCGCAAATTGTCTAGCGGCCTCTTCTTCTTCCTCCACTATAGTATTGATATCGGCCCAAGACATACCCTTGAACCGATTGAGATGATTGTAGAACGATTCCATAATTTTATCAGAACTGTTTGACATTTTGCTGTAAATAGATTGAACGAGCGGATTTGGATTGTGTTGAATGAGTTGATATAGTAATATGTATAAAATATGCCATACATTATTTATAAAAAAAGTATTTCAATTTTATGGTAATCACTAAAGCGATTGCCATAAAGCCACCAAATCGTTTTCGGTATCAAAAACAATATTGCAATTTGGTTTTATATAGTTCATAAAAATGTGCCAATAATTGTACATATTCACCGATAAAACTAAACCCTAAAAGTCTGCGGCTAAATCAAATATATCTTTGTCAATGGATTTATTTGCCAAAGCATATTCGGCATTGGTACGTTCAAAAAAGTTTACTTTTGACTCAATACTGATTAGTTCCATAAAATCAAATGGATTTGCCACATTGTACACCTTGTCGTACCCCAATTGCACAATAAGCCGGTCGGCAACAAACTCAATATATTGAGTCATCAATGCTGCATTCATACCAATCATACGGCAAGGAATGGCCTCAGTAATAAACTCTTTTTCAATTTCCACTGCCTCTTGAATGATTTCATATATCCGTTTCTTGTTCAGTTTTTTCAACAATTTGCTATACAACAACACGGCAAACTCGGTATGCAATGCTTCATCGCGGGAAATCAATTCATTGGAGAACGTCAACCCCGGCATTAGTCCGCGCTTTTTGATCCAATAAATGGATGCAAATGATGACGAGAAAAAGATTCCCTCAATCGCAGCAAACGCTACCAGACGGGATGCAAACGAACTGCGGTTATCGCCGATCCATTTCTTCGCCCAATTGGCCTTTTTAGCAATACACGGATAATTCTCTATGGCATTGAAAAGGCGGGTTTTTTCAGATTCATCGCGAATATATGTATCTATCAATAGGGAATATGTCTCAGAATGCACGTTTTCCATTGCGATTTGAAATCCATAAAATGCCCGGGCCTCGGAAACTTGCACATCATTCATAAAGCGGGAGGCCAAGTTCTCCAAAACAAGTCCATCCGATGCGGCAAAAAATGCGAGAACCATACTAATGAAATGTTTTTCGTCTGCAGACAGCTTTTCCCAGTCTCCCAAATCTTGCGCCAAATTGATTTCTTCCGCGCGCCAAAAACAATCCATTTGTTTTTTGTACATTTTCCATATATCTTGGTTAAAAATTGGAAACATTACAAAGCGATTATCGTCAGGTTTCAATAGAGGTTCAACAAAATGGGGTTCGGGCGTAGTCATTCTTCCTAAATAATATACTCTTTAGATTTTATACCTTTTATAAAAAATGATTAAGCGGTGCGTTTTTTTGCCCAAATATTTTTCTATATTGCATTGATATAAAGCTTTTTGTGTTATAACATATAATAATTATGGAAAATATGAACTCTAATGTATTGGTATTTGAAGACGGAGTTCTCACAAAAGATATTGACAATGACTTTGTATGGCGCGGATTTTGTTCATCGGCTAACAAAAACGGACCTATCATCCAATACATTCAATCTATTTTACCCCCCAATTCCCTTTTTATTATACCGCGCAGTGACGGTAATGTAACTCGCAATAATAAATACAATGAGGGGTATCACCATTTGTATTGGGAAACAGATATAGAACCCTATGTAAAATATGCAAAAGAGACTGGACGGGTTCTCCTAGTTGGCGTATTGTCTATGTTAGAATATAGAGAACGTGATATCAATTACATATATATCCCCCTACACGACGACTTTTTTGAACACGGGGTAGAATATTGGTTTCCACGACACCAATTGCCCCCGTGGGAACAGAGAACCGACGAATTGGTATGGCGTGGCGGGTGTTCTGGTATAGGGGAGGGCGATTCGTTGCGAATCCGGTTTGCGAAAGAAATATACAAATACAATCCTAACACTCAGGTACGATTAGGCCGATGGTGGAGTGAAAACAAAGGCATTCCCGAAGAACTTTTCGGAGAACATATATATCATATGTCAATGACCTCACAGAAAATCTATTTTATTGTGGATGGAAATGTGATAGCGTCAAATCATATGTGGGGCTTCGCAACCGGGGCGGTCCCCTTTTTAATTTCCAATGCTTATTGTTGGTTCTCCGAGTTTTTAGAGCCATACGTCAACTATATACCTATTGCATACGATTTGAGCGATTTAGTGGAAAAAATAGAGTGGGTTAAAACTCACGACAAAGAGGCGAAAGCGATTGCCATGGGTGCGCTAGAAATTACGCGGCGTGTTTTTTCGGCGGAGTTTCATCGTCAATATTTGCGCGAACAAATTGCGAAATATATTCCAAGTAAAGAAACATAAATAGGAGAACATATACACCAGTATTATTTAAGTTCTCATAAACGCAATGAAAATAGTGGACTGTTTTACATTTTATAATGAATTGGATCTATTGCAATATAGATTTGCTACTTTGTACAATTATGTGGATTTTTTTATATTGATAGAGGCAAATACTACTCACGCCGGGCATCCTAAACAAACGTATTATATTGATAATATGCATTTATTTGATAAATACCGAAGTAAAATCATTCATATGGTTGCCGACTTGCCATTTAAGGCGCCTAATATAGATTATATTAAGAATCAACAATGGGAAAATGAGAACTTTCAGCGCAATTGTATCAAAGAATGTGTGCAGTTAGAACAAATTGGTTTATCCAAAAATGATTTAGTCATTATATCCGATTTAGACGAAATTATTGACCCGCAGCGATTGGTGGAGTTTCGCAATGGGGGATTAATACCTTACAAGGGGTTCTCTTTATGTCAAGAAATGTATTACTATAATTTGCACTGTAAAAATACTTGGTTTTGGTCAAAAGCCAAAATAGTGACATATGAATATGTATTGCAAAAAACGCCGGAAGAAATCCGGCAAGGAGAACTGCCATTATTGGAAAAAGGCGGCTGGCATTTGAGTTATTTTGGCGATACATCGTTTATTCGCAATAAATTGCGCGAGTTTGGTCATCAAGAATACAATAGCCCTGAATATACGGATGAAAACATTATTGCACAACGGTTGCAAAGTGGAGTAGATTTATTTGGCCGTGGATATGTTCATATGGTACACGTCGCCCTTAACCAAAACCCCTATTTACCGCCATTGTATAATATTTATTTGAATAAATATGCAAAAACACCCTTAATTTGTAATACCCCCATTTATGTGTATTACCATTTATGCTGTATTGCAAATTGGCGAAATGTATTTAGTAGGATGATGTTTAAATTGAAGAATAGTGGGTTATATGTTCTATTGTCGGAAATACGTATTATTGTATTGGGAAATGAGTATAGTGCATCTGACCCATTGTTTGATGATCCCAAAATAGCCATTCGTTTTTATTCGTCGGATACATCCTTGTATGAACGTCCTGCATTGAATCATATGATTGAAGATGCTGAACGGTCTACAACTGATTTTTATGTGTTATATATGCATTCTAAAGGTGTAAAACATTGGGGGGATGCCAATATGGAATCAAATGTATATGACTGGTGCGAATATATGTTCTATTTCAATATTTATAAACACAATGAGTGTATAGCTGAACTAAATAATGGAGTAGCAAATGCAGTGGGGTGCAATTTACAGGAACGAGGGGCTCCATTGCATTATTCTGGTAATTTTTGGTGGTCAAAGGCTAGTCATATCAAAAACTTGCCTAAAATTACAGATACCTATTACAATACACCCGAGTTCTTAGTCACTTCTATTGATGGTGTGTATAAATCACTTTGGCATTCGGACGTGAATCATTTTCAATCCCCCTATCCAGCCAAGATGTATGAGAACAAGCCAGTTAATATACAAACTATTGAACGGAAAAACGGGTGGATTTATTATTCCTAAATGTTTATGAATAAACGCTAACTATTCAGTGATATAAAACTATGTAATAGTAATGAGTGCCCCAAAAGAATAATTATGGGATATTTCAATACATCTGCGGTATAATGATTTCTATAACAGAGAACTCATTATATAAAGACTTTGTTGAATATATAGTAATTCCTAAATATGTATTTCAAAACACACGTATTTAGCATTTTCATTATTGCGTGGTTTTCAAATACTTTCGTGTTCCCCTTTTTTTTAACTCCCTGGTTGCGTAAAAAATTGCTAAATGAATGTTCTCCAAATATTCCTAAATATATCCAAGAACCAAACAAAAAACAATTCTTCGGAATCATTGGACCCAATATATTGCCCGAAAAGGTAAATACATTATTTGAACTATTTACAGGAGATGGAGTAATACAAGGTATTTTTTTAAATGGCGACAAAATAACTTTTGCTAAACATATTATCACTACGGATAAAAGAACAAATGTGGAGAACCAGAAAAACAATGAAAAAATGCCCCCGGAAAGTTTGGGAATGAAATTGCTAAAGTATTTCGGTTATTTAATCGGAATCAATAAATGTAACAATTTAGGCGCTGCAAATACTGCCATATTACCAGTTTCTACACCCATAGATGAAAATACTACTGCAGCATATGCTCTTTTTGAAAGAGATAACCCATACTTATTGCACTTTTATCACAATACATCCACTATAAAAACTATAAGAAAACTGGCTACGCCATACCCCCTTTCTGGACATTCTAAATATTCCGTGAACTGTTGGGGAACAAGAGTAATAGAATCCATTCATTATCAAATTTTTTCTAAAAAGGTTGTGTATTACACAATGGATGAGAACTTGACCAAGGTTCTCTCAAAACACTTTATAAAAACCCATTATATACCCATCATCCACGATTTCTTATCCACTAGTGATAGTATTGTTATAGTAGATTCTCCATTACTATTTGATTTTCCTAAATTGTTTAGTGGAAAATTACCATTACGATTTGAAAAATCATTGTCTACCTATGTCCACGTTCTCCATAAAAATACGGGGCACGTTTCTACATACAAATTGTATATGCCATTTTACTTATTTCATTTTGCTAAATATGTGGATACATTTAAGCAATTGGAAATCTACGCTCCGTTGTACGATGAAATTGATTTTGACACAATAAAAATAAAGGGGAGGTATCGCAAAATAGTAATAGACAAATGTCACAATACTGCGTATGTATGCAATAATATGGAAACGGAAAAATACAATTTGGATTTTCCCGTGGAAGATGTTTTAGGCAATATCATTTTACGTAATATACAAAAACGTAAAATAAATGGGTTTGTACGTGTTGATGATAATATGGATATAACACAAAAATGGATGTTTGATGATATATTTTTTTGTGGAGAACCTATTGCAGTTCGCCTAAATAATAAAAACGGATTGATTGCATTTGGGAATAACTACTACGCCGAAGATGTAATAGAAAACTCTAGAGAACAAAGTATGAAAAACTATGGGAATACCGACATAAATGAAAAATTACCAGGAGGATTAATTTTGCTAAATATGGATGATGGAACGGTAGTAAAGATTTCGGTAAACGACAGCCTAACAATGGGATTTCATACGGTTTCTATAACTGCAAATGCAACACAAAAATGATATTACACATTAGTGTCTAGACACTATCAGTTGATTGATAATTCGCTAAAGTTCGTGCACTTGCATCTGTCGCATCCATATATTTGGGCATCCAAAAATAGGGAATAATAGATCCCATTCCACTGTAACTGGATTCAAATATATATCTATAATAATATTGTTCGGCAGTTGTAGGAATATTGGTTGTGACTTTTTGCATTTGAACATTGTATTTTACCATTTCTTCATACGAACGGTGTTCATTTAATGGAACCTTTTTAGCACAATAATATTGCAATATTTGATATAAAGACCGTTGTGTTCCACTAACCCCATCACTAAACGCCTCTTTTCTTCTCCATAATACTTTGTCTGGCAATAATGTAGTTAATCCAGAAGTTATTGGTATATATTGATTTTTAGAAAATGCATAGCGCAACCAATATTTTTCAGTTTGACCAGAGAACTGTCTCAATGTGGGAGATATAGACAAATAATATTGAGTCCAGGCTCTATCTAAAAAAGGGGTCCTCGGTTCTAACCCGTGTGATGAAATTGATTTATCTGATCGCAATACATCAAATGTGTGTATATCTTTTAGCAAACGGCGACACTCTCTATCAAACTCAATGGAATCTGGTGCCTTTTGCATATATAAATACCCCCCAATCAATTCATCCGATCCATCTCCATTGAAAATGACTTTGGCGTCGCTATGTTTAGCAATATATTTTCCCAATAAATAATTTCCAATACTGGCTCGTACGGTTGTCGTATCATAGCTTTCAATAGCTTTAATTACTTCAGGAATGGCGTCACAAAAGTCTTCTTCAGTCAAAATAATTTCAGTATGTTTAGTTCCTAAATGTTCGGCAACCATTTTAGCATATTTCAAATCCACCGATTCGGCTAAACCAATACTATATGTTTCCAATGGTGGGAGACCATTTTTATTATGGTATTCACTTACTAATGCAGTGATTAAACTACTGTCTAATCCACCAGATAATAGACACGCAATCGGCCTTTCTGTTGTACAACATCTTTTCTCCACCGCCGCAATTAAATGAGTATGAATACCTTGCACAATTTCGGGTATAGATGTTACAATTTCCATAGACTTATATAGCGTTTTGCTAAACCCCGTTGTATGATATACCGTGTTTTTCGCTATAGATGTCCATTCAGAACATACTTTATCAGAAAAAGTATACATTGAATAAGACCCTGGTGTAAATTGTTCCACTTTATATTTTGTTTGAGGATATTGTATAGCAAATTGGGATAGGACTTTCAATTCAGATGCAAATCCAATGGTGGATTCTTTATCACCTGGTTCGGAGATTTGATGGATACTATAGAGAGGGCGCACACCATAAGGATCGCGCGCAATATATAACAATGGTTCTCCAATATTATAACGTTGGTCTAATAAAATAAAGGAAAATACCCCGTCCAACATCTGCAACGTTTGCTCTATACCATATTTTTCATATAACCATAAAATCACCTCGCAATCGGATTGCGTAGATGGTATTACGGGATCTGTGTCATTTACATCCATCATTTCGTATAGTTCCTTGTAATTGTATATTTCTCCATTGCAAATCAATATAATATCCCCTTTAATAAGCGGTTGACTAGACTCATTGGTTAGACCATTTATTGCTAAACGATGAAATCCAAACATTAATTTGCGACTTACTTTGCATAATTGGGAGTTCTCTGGCCCTCGCGCTTTACCTTTTTTAAACTGTTGTGAAATGAACTCTATAGAATACTTGTTTTCATAATTTAATAGGGAAAATATTCCACACATTGGACAATTTATTAGATATACAGAATTATGTGCTTATCTTTATGTTATTGCAAAAATTGATATAAAATAATTTTATAGTATTTATCAAATATTTATATTTTCATAAAGCAAAAATATTATGATTAGTATTCGGAAATATGTATTTACAAGTTTCAAGAAATGACCCAGACACCAATGCCGTATAATATTGTATAGTGATATGGATTACACGAAGCTTATTATAATAGGCTGTACATACATATAATAAATTATAATAAAAAATATAGAGTATATATCTTATGTATATATACTCTATAAGATATGGCAAAACCATTTAGATATCAAGATAATTTAGGTAATATGTTGTCTAGTTCTCCGGAACCATTTATGAAAATATCAAAAGAAACATCTATAGAGGGATTTGAAGATTATATGCAACTGAATATAGATGATTATGCAGTATATGCAGAAACATCCCCGGATACAATACCGAAATACACAATGATTTCGAAAATCCAAAATATGAAAGCAGAACCAATTAAAAAAGATGAAAAAGAGGAACAAACAGATAATACAGAAACCCCTGGTCCTATAGTTCAAGATGTAATTGCGTCTAAAATGTTTGAACAATCTAAAATGAGCACTATAAATACAGTGTATATAGGTTCTCTTACTATAATTGGGTTATATGTATTATTTAGATATATGAAATATTGATTGAAAATCCTAATAAAAATACCAATAAAAATACCAATAAAAATACCAATAAAAATACCAATAAAAATACCAATAAAAATACCAATAAAAATACCAATAAAAATACCAATAAAAATACCAATAACAATACCAATAAAAATACCAATAAAAATACCAATATAATATTTTTTATATCTTATGTAACTTATACGAGTTCATCCAACATTTCTATATTTCACCATTGTATTTCACCATTGTATTTCACCATTGTATTTCACCATTGTATTGACATATATTCATCATATATTTACCTGTCATACCGAATATAATTGGAACATATATTGACAACATTGGGGTATTATACCCTTTACTGCATTTGTAGCAGTCAGTGATGTCAATATAAACTCGGTTTTTTTTCACAGTAATATTACCCCAGCATATTTCCCCCTTTTGTAATATGATTGATGTATTTCTAAACCTATCTTTCTCGGTTATTTTGACACATCGTGTATCTTGCAATAGTTTGAATATTGGTATTTTAGGAACTATATAATTTGTCCGTATAGTTTTCATTTCAATTTCATTAGGAATAGGAGATATTGTATCATTCATTTTAGTATATGATGAATAATTACATAATATACTAAATATTCAATTTTTTGTAATAAGTATTATAGTTTAATGCGTTTGTATAGTTCTAACGCGACTAAACCACCCAATATTTGAGCAATGCAATATGGAAGTATTTCCACATTTGTTATTTGACCCGCTGCTGCCATTGTAATAGTGATGATCGGATTGATAAATCCTCCGGAAATGTTTTTAGTTAGTAATACAACCAATGCAAATGCAGCACCGATGGCTAATGGATTACCTGTTGCTAAAACGACATATACAAAAAATATGGATCCTAAAAACTCTACTAAATATTTGTTTAGTAGCATAGATACACTATATAAATATATAGTATAATATTTTATGATTTAGTTATTATATAGAGGCTAATATAGCATATAGATATAGCATATACTTTAACATTGAGTTTTGCAAAACGCGGATTTGTTTATACAGTCATAAGGAAGATTGCATCCAAAATTATAACGTTTTGTAAGCAATTCTTTTGTACGGTCCGTATTTTGATTTATTTTGGTAGGTAATAAAGTTATTGGGTCAAATCGCAAATCGGAATGACCACCTGTATAACAAAATGCCCCAGATGTACCAGGACTATGAACACATTTGGGCGGAACAACATATCCGCCGGCCCGGGCCCGAATAATTGCTTGTCTAGCCGTATTTCTATCCACATCGGTAGTAAATCCTATAGCACTATTGGCGTCATTTATACTGCCTTTACCTATAGTGGAATTGCGCCGGTTTGCAACAACAGCAGATGCATCCCGGTTGCCGTACCATTTTTTAGAAGTTTTTTGGTCTTGAGTCATAGAACTTGATGCAATTACTGTTTCAATATAATTTTGGCGACCAATTGCAAATGACCCATCTCCATCTGAAGTAAGGTCTTTTTGTGGCATCCCTCTTTGACTGTATAATATACCATTATTGATATCGTTTCTTCTATACATAAACATTTGAAGCATAGTTTGTTGTGTAGTATATTATACAGTGGTATAATATTTTACTAAACATACAAGTAAACATAAGCTAATATAATGAGTTTTATATTATTGTTATTTATCGGCGACGAACTGCCATCAAAGGAACATAAGATGAGTTTTGATATCCGCCGTTCTTTAAATCATTATAATTTAGGTTTTGAGCCTGTAATTTCTTGAACTTGATATATTCCGACGAATCTGGAACATATTTTACGTTGCAACTAGACGCCGGAACGCCAGTGCCATCGCAATTAGAGATAATAGAACCAATGCGACTCTTCCATCCTGGTTTGTCAGCATTGACTTGGTTTGAACCACCACATACATAGTTTTTGCGTTGTAAAAAGTCTCCTAAATTGTTTACTGCGCGAAAAGGTGTTACAATACGATCATTTCCATTGAATGAACCGTTTGTATAAGCGGTATTCCAACTTTTCACTAATACGCGTCGTGCCATAACTTGTTCGCTAGCTTTTTCGTTTCCAATAGTTTGAACGGGGGACCATCCATTGTATGGTCCTCCTCCTAGATCTGGTCCTGATGCCATTATTAATATATACTTAGAATAGAATATATTTTAGCAATATACTATATAATGTCAAAAAGCTCTCAGAGTTCTAGCAAATCAGAAGAAAGTGAAAGTTCTTCTGTTGAAAGTATAGGTAGTATCGGTGAATTGGCAAATAATCCCAATCTGGAAGAAATTGTCAAAGGTCGCACGTATTTCAAATATGATCCGGCCTGTCTTCGCAAGAAATCCAACTGGAGTAAAACGAAAGAAGAATACAAGTTTGACCACCCAGCGTTTGACACTAAGCAATTGAAAAAGGATATACATTCCCATTCTCCTAAATTGGAAAGTTTATTAAAACGAATTGAAGACATTGATAAACGTGATATGGAAAAAGACGGGCGTAAATACAAACATTTCATTTTTTCTGATATTAAATCTGGTATATATGGTGCTAAATTGATTGCAGGTGCGTTGATGACTAAAGGTATGCATTTAGGATATTATGCTGAACCAAATACGAACCCCAAGTCAAAGAAAACATACGAAAAGATTGTGTTGGATGAAGACGAAACTCTTTTGAAAACCAAGTTCAATAACTTTTATTTACTTTCTTCTGTATCCGTGTATGACCAACCGATTAGCGTTACTATGAAAAAATCCATTTTGAAAAAGTTCAATCAACGTCCTGAGAATGTCTATGGAGAACTTGCACGAATTATTATTATGGATAGTGGATACAAAGAAGGTATTGATTTGTTTGATATCAAATATGTCCATATTTTCGAACCGCAAACCACTATGGCTGATCAAAAGCAAGTTATTGGCCGCGGAACCCGCACTTGCGGTCAAAAAGGCTTGCAATTCCATCCTACCAAAGGCTGGCCCCTGTATGTGTATATCTATGATGTAGCTATACCAGATGCATTGCAGTCTCAAATGTTGGGTTCTCCTACTCTTTTTGATTTGTATATGAAAGCAATGAATATTGATTTCCGTTTGTTCAATTTCCAACACGATTTGGAGCGAAATACGGTATATGGGTCGGTAGATTATGAGTTGAATCGTGCTATACACAATTTTGCTATTGAACCTGACGAAGACGATGTTATGTTCGGAGGAGCACATAGAAAGTTTGTATATGACAAAAAGGTCCCTAAACTTGTGCTGGGTCCAGAAAATCCCCATATTGATTTTATTGTCCGTCCACCTATGGAAGAACATATGTCGTTTGATGAAACACGCGCGTTTGTTCGTAAATATTTCAAGGATTTTGAATGGAAAGACGTGAAAATGGAAAACAATTGCGTGGAGAAAAAAGTAGGTGGCGCAGAAATATTGAACTATACTCCTACACAAGGATTCGTACAAAGTTATTTTACACCGCAAAATCCAAGTAAAGGTATGCTTCTATGGCATTCCGTCGGAACCGGTAAAACTTGTTCGGCTATAGCTGCGGCTTCCTCATCTTTTGAAAGCGATGGCTATACCATTCTATGGGTAACCCGAACTACTCTCAAAAACGATATATGGAAAAATATGTTTGACCAAGTATGCAATGAAAATATCCGTACTCAAATAGAAAATGGTCTAAAAATACCGGATGAACATCCAAAACGGATGCGTCTTTTGTCTAAATCGTGGTCTATTCGTCCTATGTCATACAAACAATTTAGCAATTTGGTCAGCAAACAAAACAGTTTCTATGACGCTTTAGTGAAGAAAAATGGCGAAGCCGATCCGCTGCGAAAGACACTGCTTATTATTGATGAGGCTCATAAACTGTATGGCGGCGAAGATTTGTCGTCCATTGAGCGTCCGGATATGAAAGCTTTGATGGCCGCTTTGCAAAACTCGTATTTGGTGAGCGGTGCGGATTCAGCGCGTCTATTGCTTATGACAGCCACACCTATTACAGGAAATCCTATGGAACTCATCAAATTGCTCAATTTGACTAAACCTATGGCCGAACATATGCCAGAAGAGTTTGCAGATTTTTCCGATAAATATTTGAATGAAGAAGGACGGTTTACTGTCGCCGGCGAACGCCATTATTTAGATGATATAGCTGGACACGTGAGTTATTTGAATCGCGAAAAAGATGCGCGTCAGTTCTCCCAACCCATTGTCAAGTTTGTCAATAGTCCTTTGGTGGACAAGGTAAAAGAAGTTGCTAAATTGGATAAAAAACTTTTCCGAGAACAAGTATTGGGCGATTTAGCAGATTTGCAAAAACAAGTGGAAGACCAAAATAAAGAGATTAATGATGAACTAAAAGGCGCAAATGCATTGCGATTCGGATTTTTGAAAGATAAATGTGCCGATTTTGATGGAAAAGCCAAAAAAGCGTGCGAAAAAGTGGTACGTGGTCATATAAAAGAAATTGTTGCTGAAGTAAAAGATGTTGTACAAGCAATCAAAGACAACATAAAGGCTTTGAAAGAAGCCATTAAAGAAAGGAAATCATTTAGAAAAGAAATATTGGATGCAATGAAGTCGGATAATTCTCCGGAAACTATGCAAAAGCTGGATGAATTGAAACAATCTATGTATTACACGGTTACACATCAATGTGGCAAAAAAATAAACGACACAAAACACTTGGAAGAAGCCGTGAAAATTTTGCCTCAAGTGCAAGAGGTAGATGCGGAGTTGGAAAGACTTGATAAACATATTGAAGCAAAGAAACAAGAGTTGGAAATCACGATAAATGCGCATAAAAATCGCCTAAAGTTCATTAGAGAACTAATAAAGTCGGATATAACACAAGAAGAGCGAAACTTGTTGCGAACGGTTATACGAGAAGAAACGAAAAAAGGTAATGCCACTATTAAAAAGAATGAAAAAGCTGTAAATGACTATGAAAAATCAGTGAATAAAGATAAGCGTGCTGTTATGAAAACCCGCAAGGCTGTTATACGTAAAATCAAGAAACAAATTAATAGAACAGTAAAAGAACAAAAGAAAGAAGAAAAAGAAATTGCTAAAGCTGAAAAGGCGGAAGAAAAACTCCGTCAAAAACAGGGCATTTATTTGAAAGAACTCAAGAGCGATTACTTGAAAGGGTTAGTGGAAAAACACAAACCACTTATAGAAAAAGAACTGGATGGTATGGCTAATCACTTTGCTGATTTAGAAGCGGAAAAAGAGGCCAAGATGCAAGCTAAAGCTGAAAAAGCACAACAAAAAGCCACTAGAAAGCAACAAAAAGCATTAGAAGCCGATCATAAGAAAACAATGAAACAACAAAAAGATTTGGCTAAAGAAGCCGAAAAACGAGAAAAAGAGGCGCAGAAAAACGCCGAAAAAGCGGCTAAAGAAGCCGAAAAGAGACATAAAGAGGCGGCAAAGTTGGAAAAAGAAGCGCACAAACACGCGGAAAAAGAACAGAAAGAACGTGCTAAAGAATTAGAAAGACAGGCCAAAGAACAAGAACGTTTGGCTAAAGAACAAGAAAAAAGACAAAAAGAGGCGGCTAAAGAAGCCGAAAAGAGAGCCAAAGAACAAGAAAAGGCTGAAAAAGCACAGGCTGTTGCTACAAAGAAATTACAAGCGGAACAAAAGAAGCTAAATAAAACGGCCAAGAAACAATAATTTTATAGTATAATATTGTAATAATTATGATTGATTATAACAATAATTCAGCAATATCACTATCTGAAAGCTGGTAATAATATTGATCATATTCAAGTTCGTATATTACTTTTTTCACGTAGCGATTTTCTTCCGGTTCTTCTTTTGTTTCTACATAGTCACCGTATAATGGATGACAATCATATTCGTAGCCATACCAAATGCAAATGTATGTATCAAACCACCGTTTTCTTTTGAAGGTGCTTTTTACAAATAGTTCCACTTTCCCATCTATTATTGGCGGGATTTTAGACAAAAGCTCAATATGTTCTTGGGTCAAATGCAACATTATAAGTATAACATAAATACAAATACTTTATGTTTTGCCTAAAGAATCAATTTTTTAGAGATTTTTTCTGTAAAAGTTCTCGTATAGCAAAAAGTTCTTTGTGTATTTTGGTCTGGGTTGGATACACCACAAATAATTGGAAACTAAGGGTGGTTGAAGAAACGGCTAAACAAAGACCCGGAAGAAAACTGCGATACATATATATGTATTTTTTGCACATTAAAAACATACAAATATTTATATAATGCGAATAACTACGGAAGCAAAACTGAAGGAGTTGGAGGAAACCCCAGAGAACGGAGTTCGTCGGAGTTTGTCTAATTTAGAAGAACCAAACGATCTAACTGAATTATCCGAACCAATGAATACTATAGACAAACTTACGCTGGAACTTTTGATAAACAAATCACAATACAAAAAATATGTGCAAAAAAACGATCCTGCTAAATATTCGGAGAACCAAGTATATTTAGGAAAAATCCAAAAATATAGCTATAAAATCGAACAATTGTTTTCCTCTTTACTGGAAAATCCGGACCAACAAATCACTACAGATGTGAATCGTGATTTCACCCATTTTGTCAAAACGTGTATTCAATATTTTGAATTGAAAGAAATGGAATGTGTAGCGGAAGACCATAATGGTGACCCCATAGATGATGAAACATTGTTTGGGTCTATTGATGATAGTGCTGCATCATCAGCATCATCATCGTCTCTGTGGGGACATAAAATCAAAAAGTCCGGCACCGGGTCCGCAGGACCAGCATATATGGCTAAATATACAATGGATAGTTATGTTCGGACCAAAAAATCATAGGTTCTTTTTAGCGTGTTCTAGGAGAACTTCCACATCCTTTAACAATAAGTCCAAATCATTGATTTTGTCTATGTCGTGCGTGTGTTCCTTTTTTTGCATAATAGCGGTTTGTAATCGTTCAATGCTATGTTTATAATGGTCGGTTTTTTCACCCATACCTTTGGATTTGGCTAAAATCATCCACCCCAATTTCTCAAACATTGCCTTATACCATCCGTGTATTCCATCAAAAGTGGCATCGCAACATTTATAGTCGTGTGATTTCATAGTTTTAGACTGTTTTCGGTTTCGTCTTGTTTGACCTTTCATTATTTTTGAACAATATATAGTATATGTATATTTTATACTATATTATATAATAAATAAAATGTATAAGACAAATCGTAGAAACCGTCGTCATAGAAAACTGCGAAAAACGCACAAAAAAGGCGGGAAAAATAAAATGAATTGCAGTCCAATAGTAGACAACAAAACCGTCAATTCATCTACCTGTTTTACACCAGATGTTCTCATAAAAATAAAAGACGCCTATAACAAAAGCCATAGTAAAGACAAATACATTCCTTGGTCTAATCCGCAAGAAATATGGAGAACATTGAACAAACGTCTTGTAAATTGTGCTAAAGAAGACTGTTGGCTTTCTACTATCAAAGACAAAATGTTGGTGCAAGAATTGAAAGACGTTATTTTTGCACCGAAACATCCACCGGATTGGTTAAAAAACCCGAATGAATGGCTCACTGACTTAGATATATCAAATGTAATGGAACAATATGAAAAAACATATGCCAATTTCAAGTTCATTGGACCATCGCCTATAGATTTTGATACTAGAGTAGAGCGAGGAGAACTTCCGTGGGCTGACCCTGGGGACTCTAACGACAAAGTTTGTGTATGGGAAGAATTGTGTCATTTGGATGTGGGTAAATTGCTGAAGAGTGGTATAACACAACTCGGAATCGTATTCAATTTAGATAAGTATGACGAACCTGGTTCTCATTGGGTTTCTTTATATGTTAGTTTAGGAACACAAGATAAATTGAAAAAAAACACGGGTGGAAAATCAAACGTTTCTAGTGAAATACCAGGTTCGTATGCAAATAAAGAAGATGGACCGTCAGATGTAGAAGAAGGTCCATTTTTATTTTACTTTGATAGTACAGGCAAAGAAGCCCCTCTTGAAATAAAGGCGTTAATAAAGCGCATTGAAGACCAATGTAAACAATTGTCACCGCCTATCAAAATACAGTCGTATAACAATAATGGGCAAGATCATCAAAAGAGTAATACCGAATGTGGTATGTATTCGCTATTTTTTATAATTACTATGCTTACTAATGAAATGGATGATAAAGAAGCGCCAAATGGAGAACTAAAATTGGATTTTGATAAAAAAATAACATTATTTAGAAACGCTACTATACCTGATAAATATGTTGAAATATATAGACATAAATATTTCAATAAACCGGAATAAAGTATAGATTATGTAATGACATAAAGATCCACAATTAATGCTAAAATCATTGGAAATTGCCAGGCTGAAAATATATCTTTATAATGATTGTCTTTGTATAATAGGACCACAATGAAAATATAGAAACTCATCAATAGCAACAGTAAAAATGTGGCTTTAAAAACTATTTTGATAATCTCTGGGTCAATCATCTTATACAATACACAAATATTTTATGTATTGTATATATATGCAAAAAGATAAACATAAAAATAAACTCCGAGGAAGTCCGTTCTCTGGAGTTTCCTCGCACTCCTCTCGCTCCCTGCGGGAGTCCGGAGTGCTTCGCAAACATACACGGAAGAATCGGAGAACAACGAAAAAGTATGTCTATGGTAAGAACTCAAAACGTTCTCGCAAATATAGACGACAAATGGGTGGATTGGACAAATCAGATGAAGATCAAATCAACGATTTGAAAAATATTATATCGAAGTATATTGAAACAGAAAAAAAGAAACCTACACTTTCTCCCAAATATAAAAATAATGAAGCATATATAACTACTTACTTGAATACTATAGTATCAAAGGATGTATCAGATTTAACCGACGAAGAATTGGCTATCATACAGAAACTGGCTATAACAATAATTGATGAATATAGTGGTATGAATATATTGCAAATGGGGGGCCTAAAACTTTATAAACTTTTAAACCAGGTGATTCTTTATTTTCTGAATGATGTTGAAGTGGTTGATAATATAGAACTCACATTCAGAAAACGTACAACGAATAATATGCCATATTTAAGTTTTATTCACACAAAAAATGGCTATGAAACAAAGTATGATGTGAATGAAATGTTTGCACTAATAAAGTCTGAGATGGATACAAATACATATGGCAAAAACTTAAAGAAGTCTTTCTTGAAAAAGCTAAAGTTTAATTCAAAGATGGGTCTGGAAGATATTACCCCACCAACTACAGCTCCGGCTACAGCTACAGGTCCGGCTGTACCATAAATATTTGTATAAATGCGTATCTCTGAAAAGAATATAAACATATTTATCAAATATGTTTATGGCAAATCAATACATAACAGTAGAAAATCAAACATTATTATGGAAAACAATACAACGTTCTCCACAATTTGTAAATAATACGGTTTCTATTAATAGAGAACAATGGTTTAGTAGTATTATAAAACAGTTTTATGAAAATATAAAATCGCCTAAAATGTCTATGGCAGAATTGAAGACACTAAATCAACAGACGATTGCGTATATGGTAGGGGATTTGAAACGTATTGAGTCTATGCACATTATTCCGCCAACATCACCTCCTCCTACATCTATGAATCAACTAAGTTTTGAAACACCGCAAACCAGGATGAGTATGTATAACGACCAATTCAATGCCAGGCAACAAGAATATACAAATATGGTCAAACCCCCTGCACCGCCAATAGCCAATTTTAGTGAAAAAGTAGAAGATGATGCTATAACAAATATGGATGAGTTATTACAACAACAAATGAAACAGAGAGAATATGATATTGCTCAAATGAGACCACCTCTACCACCGATTTCAACTGTTGCAGAACATGTTGTTTCACCTAAACCCAGCCCTATAGCTAATTCAGATGTTATGGCAGCAATACAAGAATTGACGAAACAATTAGGGGAACTAAGAGAAGAAGTAAAATCTTTGAATGCTAGGACATTTGGAGTAACTAACCCTAACTCAGTAGAAATAATTGAAGAACCGGGCGTTGAATCATAATCGGTTATCAAAATGATATAGAAATTATGCACCTTTTATACATAATTTCTACCATATTTCCAATGCTCAATATTTTTATATGTTTGCAGGTTTCTGCAGTATGTGGAGTTTATGCATCAATATATGTATTTTTTACAAGGCACGACCCTTTTATAAAAATGTGCGAATCCAAAGTAGATTTATTGCAATTGGGTGGTGTATATGGTCTAAGAGCGATTCACTATAGTTTAGGAATATTTTTGATATCTTATCCATTTTTTTCGGTCATTCATTTGACACACGATTTGTTAGTAGCGTATTTGATTATAGCTATTTGTTTACAGTGGATATTGGTAGGAGGTTGTATTTTGATAATATGGGAAAAACGTATTCTTATTCCTAAAAATGTTGCTATTACTAAAATGCCGTTTCTTGCATTATTAGGCGTTCCAAAAAAAATAACGGATTTATCGGATAATTTTATAGTCATCCCATTACTAGTTTTGTTATTGCGAATTGTATATTCGTTACATTATGTATAGGACATAAACTATATCTATTGAGTTTATATAATGGAAAATGAAGAAGAAGATTGGCCTCCTAGGGGAGAACCTGTAATTGTAGATAATACTGCAATTTCCGTAGATTATATAAAAGTATATGCAGCTTTACTAACCAAGTTAGCTAATGCACAAAGAAATGAACAAAGAAATGAAGAAAGAAATGAAGAAAGAAATGAAAATATAAGTGTACTAATTAATAAAGTAATTGAGGGAACGCAAACTCAAAATGATTTAAGTACTATACAAAATTGGTTAGGAAGTCCTGAAATATAAAATGCATTTTCTAGGTTGTCTGATGAAGAAATACAACGTATTTTATCTACAGGAAACGCAGAAAATCAAGACCCCAATGTACAATTACCCGATATATCTCTTTCTGGAATTCAGGGGTTTTGTGCGCTAGGGCAACAACGAACAAATAATTGTATATTTGTAAATGGAAGACATTATCATCCTGCACTATTTTATAAATACTATAAAGCAGAAAAAGAAGCATCATTGGATGGCAAAATTCTAGATCCTTATCGAAAGGAAATACCACCTGATGTGCAAACAGAATTAGACGAATATTTTGCTAAACTAAATGAACAACAAATGACAAGAAAAAGTCAAAGAAAAACCCCCAATGGTGGAAAAAAGTCGCGTAAATCCAAATCCAAAAAATCCTGTAAAACCCTGAAAAAATCTAGAAAAAGCCGGCGCCGGCGCCAATAAACAATTTTCCTAAATATATATAAAAATACGGAACTATATATATTTACCACACATACACACTATTATTACATAATGACCTTGTTCTCCAAACTGTTTCAATTTGTTATGCTAATTACGTCGCGACATAAAATAGACGAATCTCACGGAGTTTCTCATAGTATGGATGTATTACACTTTGCGCACAATATTTACAATAGCGAACTTCCTAAACATCCCGAATTATTGGATCAAGAACGTTTAATCTATGTATCGGCCATTATACACGATATGTGTGATAAAAAGTATATGAATGAAAAAGAGGGTGTTTATGAAATAGAAGAGTTTTTGGGAGACAAACTGACACCCTTAGAAATAGATACTACAAAACAAATCATTTCCACTATATCTTATTCGACCGTTAAAAAGAACGGATTCCCCGATTTAGGACTGTATATACCGGCTTATCACATTGTGAGAGAGTCCGATTTGCTCGCTGCATATGATTTTGACCGAAGTATGATATATCATATGTATAAAAATGGTGAAACGACAGAAACTGCATTTAGTAATGCAAAAGAATTATTTCGTACACGGGTACTAAGACACGAAAGAGACGGACTTTTTACAACAAATTATGCGAAAACATATCATCCATATTTACATAGTAAAGCACTATCAAGAATGAATGCGTGGGACCGGATATTGTCCAAAAAATATTGACGTTTCTATAGCAATAATCACACATAATAATAATTATTATTAAATATATCTAAAGGTTTTCGTATAATATAGGTTATACGAAAACAGATTGCTAAATAATGAATCTCTCAAACATTTCTATAACAAAAAATATAAATATGGGTGAAAGTTCTCTAAATAACATTTCTACATCAATAGAATCCACAAAAAACAATCGCCTAAATATTCCGGACTTATTGAAATATGTATTGTATATCAATTTAGATAGTCGGCCAGATCGCCTAAAACACGTCCAAAATGAAATGAATAAAATGCTAATTGTAGGAGAACGTGTGAATGCTATTAAAATGCCAGATGGGGCAATTGGTTGCACATTGAGTCATATAAAATGTTTGGAATTGGCTAAAGAAAGAGGATGGCCCCATGTATTTATTTGCGAAGACGATATATTATTCCTAAATCCAGAATTGTTGAAAGAGAACTTGTTAAAGTTCTCCGAAAACAAAGAAATAGATTGGGATGTTGTTATAATTGGAGGAAATAATTGTCCGCCATATCAGCGAATTGAGGATTATTGCATTAAAGTATCTAATAATCAGACAACAACCGGGTATATTGTAAACGCGCATTATTATGACATACTGATTCAGAACTTTAGAGGTAGTGCTAAACACTTATTAAAAGAACCTACAAAACGCAATCAATATGCATTAGATATATATTGGAAGAGTTTGCAACAACACGGAAAATGGTATATGATAACACCTCCTACAGTTGTACAAGTAGATGATTATAGTGATATAGAAGGACGATGTGTAAGTTATAGCGGGTTAATGTTGGATTTAGACAAAGAATGGTTATTAAAAAAACACAAATTGGGTAAAATGTTCTGATAGTACATTTTCATTTAGCCGATCCATTTCCTAAATACAAAAACGATGCCATCACATTTTTGTTTTTTTGTTCATATTCCATTGTTCGCAAATTAGATTGATATTGCCGTTGCATCATTTTCTCTTGCATTTCGCGTTCCCGGGTTGCCAATAGTGCTTCTGCCTCTGTTTTCTCTAAAGGTTTCCCCGCTGTTTCGGCCCGGGCCCGGTTATACTGATCCACGGATGCATATTTAGGAACCTTGGTATAATCCGCCTCGCTCACCGAAAAAACGGTTTGGTCTTTATGTACTTTTCGCAAATCGTCATATTTCAATTTGCTAAAAGGGTCGCACGAAACATAGGCGTCTGAGGATTCATCATCGTCGTCGTATAGTCCGGCCCCGGGGCCAGGTTGTCCACTTGTATAGAGGCTTTGAACACCCGTATATTTTACCATTCCCTGGGTTTTTTGTTTAATGTTCTCCAAAACTTCGCCCATATTTTTGGTGTTTACATTGGCGTCTATTTGATAGGCGGGTTCATCGGTTTTGAACCAGGCATTTCTTTCCGGGTCGGGTTTTTTAGTCATATTTTGTTCAAATAATTCGTTGAACTTGTCGTGGAACTTTTTTTCACCCATTTTTTCTATAACAGACGATACTTGTTGGACGGCCGAGTTTGGGGCTTTTATGGGAACATATGCAGTATTTTTTGATGAAACTTCCGCATTTTGCCGGTTTTGATTTTCATAAAACTGACATACAATATCAAATGCTTTTTTGTAAAACAAAAAATAATCGGCAGGAAGTTGTGATTTGTCCGGATGCAACATCAGTACCTTTTTCTTGGCGCGTTTCAGATCTTCAATAGTTATATGATATTTCAAATCAAAAATACCTAGCAATTCTTCTAGTGAATATGTATTTATATTTAGATTATGTGAAGTAGAAACCGCAGCTGGCGCAGCGCGTTTTGCTGCACAATTCATTTGAACTGGTATGTTTCCATTAGGATGATATCCGTCAGGTATTGAGACAACTCCGGAACGAGGAACAAATGTAGGAATTGGATTATCATTGGAGGATAATCTATAACTCATTCTATTACTATTTGGACTGAAATTGTTTTTTGGATTTTTCGCCTAAATATATTTAGGAAAAAGGAATTATAGAAAACTGTATATTTATAAAATAACTATCTATAGATATACAACTATGCCGGGTCTTCCTATTTTAGACAAAATAGATAGCGTAAAACAATTTAGCGAATATTTGCAAAATAATCCTGGACTCATTATTATCAAGTTTGGAGCGGAATGGTGTGGGCCTTGCAAAATGGTGGAAAAACAAGTACACGACTGGTTTGATCGTATGCCTGAAAACGTTCAGGGGTTTATTATTGATGTGGATGAATCATTTGAAATATATGCATTTTTGAAAACTAAAAAAATGGTCAACGGGGTTCCTGTTATATTATGTTATGACAAGGGAAATCTGAATTATATTCCATCGGATACTATTATTGGAGCAGATAAAGCAGGTATAGATGCGTTTTTCCAAAGATGTTTAGTTAAACTAAAATAATATGACAATATGACAAAATCATATAGAGATATTGTATGAATACCGCTAGTGCAATAGAAAAAAATTATATAGAAATGAGTTCGCGTTCGGTTATAGATGTGGCTAATCAAATATTGCCACTTATTCCAGATAAAGAATATGCATTGAAACGAGATATTACGAAATATATTGAATCACAGTATAACAAAGCACCCGAATCACTTAGAGGAAGTATTTGCTGGATACCGTTTGTTCATATTTTGAATAAACACGTTGGGATATTTGACGAAGATTGGAAAATACAGACTCGTAATATTGTGAATAATACACACGACGAAATATTTATGCAAAATAGAATTGATTACAAGTAATTGTATAGCACATAATCCATTTATTGTTTTTTAGACTTTTGTTTAGATTTTTGTTGCTTGGATTTACGATTCTTTGTTTTTCTAGATTTTTTACTTCCGCCGCCACCGCGTTTCTTCGTTCTGCGTTTCTTCTTTTTACCACCAATTCTTTCAGTTTCATACATAGATTCTTCACCTTTTTCGGCAGTAGGTTCTGAACCGAATAATCCAGAATCTTCCTCTTCTGCTTTTGGTTCTGAGCCAAATAATCCAGACTCTTCCTCTTCTGCTTTTGGTTCTGACCCAAAAAAACCAGTACTCGGTTCAGATGCTTCCTCTTCTTCCGTTGGTGCGGAAAACATAGACGATTCTTCTGTTTCTACTGGACTTTCATCATCGGAAGATTCATAGACTGTAGCAATCGCCAATGCTACTCCAGTTAGCCCTAGTGCACCATATGTTAATAATGACAAATTGTTAAATTGCATTAAACTCATTTATACTATATTTATATAGTATCAAGATAATTTTATATTTCAAGTAAAATGCTAAATATGACATATACATAAAAAGTATTAGAATATATCCAGAAGAGAAATCATATTGAGAAAACTTTGTATAACATATTCCGAAATAATTTAGAATAATATAAACAATACACATCGTCTATATTATTTTTATAACAAAGTCATACATCAAATTACTTGACACTAACCGCGACTCTCTTTGCTTCCATTGTTGCAAGTTCTTCGCGATATTTTCTTTCGGCATTGAATCTGGCATACCAATTGTCTTTCAATTCTTGCGGTAAAGTCACATTGAGTGTTTTTTCATATTGCTCAGGTGTATCAAAATACATCGTATTGGATTCGCCAATACATTCACCTGTACACATTCCAACCTTGAAAAAAATATTTTCATCTGTCTTACCTACACGATAATTAGAGTGAAACGCTCCTCCAATGGCACTGCGAATCATTCTTCCGGGTGTATCAGAGCACGTGTATAACTCAATTGCTACACGTTTTTTGATTTTTTCTCCGTCAACGACCCTTGTATATGTTCTATATAGCTTGTTATATCCAGGGTCAAGACGCTTGGCTTCCGAAAGCTCCTTACGACGTATCTTATTTAACGTCATTGCAGTGCTTGCGTAAGACATAGAAACTTCGCTTCCGTCGTCACTATAGTCTTCGCCAATATAGTTTCCATATTCGTCGCACATTTTGATTGTGAGTAAAGTAGGTTTAGTAATAAACTAAGGGGGTGATACATATACTAGTGTAGTAGCTTTAAATTATTTTGTCATAATATATTTGGCGAAACATATAAATAGAATATATATATAAATAATATACGATGTTTGCAGCGCTTGATGCAATAAAAAATACTTTATTTTCATTTAATCCTATATCATCCAGAGTTGCTCATCCAATAAATGCTATAACAAGTTTTGTTGGCAATAATGGCGATAATGATAGTAATACAGAACCAATGATTGATCAAGTGGAACCTATTACTAAAGAAATTGAACACGTCTATGTGTTTGATAAACGTCCTTATACAGTTAACAATTTGGTTTCAGGAGAACCTGAAGATTTCCATTATTTACACGGTGAAAATCTAACTCAATCATATGAATTTTGCCTAAATAAATCATCCAGCTTGGTAGTACATATTTGTATGGTGGCGATGGATTTTCAATGCAATTATTCAGGAGAACATTTGCCATTTCTCCGATTTCTTATGGAATATGGTTCGTCCACTATTGATTTCCCTAAATGTACAATAATGTGTAATATGGGGGATGATAATGATGCTGAATATAAAATGGATGAAATGGATAATTATTTCCACAATGAATGCAAAAAACGTGTGTTGGATTTTTTTGTTGTAGAAGGACAAATGTCAAAAACGGGCGATTTTGGAGAACGCCTAAATAATTCGTATCGCGGATATAAAGAAATGGGGGAAGGAGAATTGGTCGCCGTTTTTGATATCACCGATTTCCTAAATATTCCATTGAGAACTTCCAGAAACCCGGGATGGATGATTTTGGATGATTTTGAGAATCCAGTTCTCCCATTTATCCCATTACTACATAATATAGAAAATGTGTCGCAATCTGCGCAAGCTCCGACCGCTTCCATAATTTCCCCTAAAGTATTACAGTTTTTCAGAGAAAATGAATATATGAAACAAATACGGGATCCCCTAAATAATTTGGTTGAAACTCCTAAATCAATGTATTTGTATGACACTGTATATTCCAGATTTATGATGAATGCTGAAAAGTCGGAATGGTTAGAACCCCGATCATTTCATCCCATATATGGCAATTTTTATTATTTGAAATCGCTAAATAATCTTAGTGCTAATGAAAATCCTCAAGTAATAGAATCTTATAGAAAATGCGCAGTTTTCCTAAAGAACTATGCAGACTTCTTGGAAAATAATGATACATCATCGGTGGATTTAAATGGAGAACATATTGAATATTCTGAAACAAAAGAAGGAGATAAATCAGAGGAAAAAGAAGAAGCCGTTGGCGGCAGCACTAATAGTGATATATCAGTCTCTACTGATGATTTAGACCTAGATGTAGATGATTTGGAATTGAGTGAAGACTCGGACGATGATGAATATCTACAAAACTATACAGGTGAGTATGATAAAACAGAAATACGAAACAACTTGCCATTTATTTCTCTCATTATGTTTTCGGAAAAAGGAGAACACATATATTGCGTAAAAACCGAAAGTATTTTCACGGAGATATAACCAAAAATACTAGTAGTCTTTAGTCAAAACAATTTAGAAAATTGAATATATTGTATATATTCTATTTTTATTTCATATAACATAATCATTATTAGTACTATGTCTCTCAAAATCAAATCTCCCGAAACTTTCCGTGCAAATATTCGCGCTAAATTGACACCTATAATTGGTGATGAAAAAATGGCAACCAATTTAGAAAAAGGGGTATTCAATTATGCAATTAAAGAAGCCAATTCCCATAAAATTGTGAAAAAATGGGAAAATCCACCGTTTGTTCAATTATACAGTGACCGATTACGAAGTGTGTATATCAATTTGAAAAACCCGGAATTACTAAAACAAATCCACGACGGGGAAGTTACACCGCAAGCAGTTGCTTTTATGACTCATCAGGAGTTTAACCCGGCCCATTGGAAAATACTCATTAACCAAAAAATTAAACGCGATGCATCCAAGTTTACCACCAATATTGAAGCATCTACGGATATGTTTACTTGCAAGCGGTGCAAATCCAAGCGTTGTACATATTACGAGTTACAGACGCGAAGTGCGGATGAGCCGGCGACCATTTTCGTCACTTGTTTGGACTGTGGAAAACACTGGAAGTCGTAAGTATTATACAAATGCAAATAGAGAACCAGTAAAACAAAATATATGAGACATACCGTGATATATTATATGATGATTGCAACACCATTGTTTACGGGAATGATAATCGCTTAAAAAGAAAAAATAAACCACCCAAACCATTATAATAAGAAACAAATAAAACAACATAGTATCTATTTTTTTATATAATGTGATATATCCAAAAAATAAGCCCAATGATATTTTTGCCACAATTCCATCAATTCTATGTATAGTAGAATGTTTAATTGGATTGTTCCAAAATAGTTGCGATACAATTATTGTTATCACCAAACATCCTGCTAAAATAATTTCGTATATGTTTTTCTCGGAAAATTGCAGGAAAAATAAAAACGATAACAACAATAAACTATTTGTTAGGCGCAATATTTGTGGTTTCATTATAACTTTATTAGACATATATATTTATAATAATAAATGTATAGGTATATCAAGGTAATTGTGTTATATCAATACTTCCAGGTCTTTGAGTTTCCAATATTCGCACCCACCATTGGGTAAAGGTCGCTTGATAATAAACGGAATGGCTTTTTGTTCCAATTCCGCCAATGCAATCAAATATCCGTCTATAGCATTGGTTGTCAGTTTTACAAACGGCTGTGCTCCGTCATTGATTTGTTTTGCGCGCTCACCCAATACACGGGCTTTTTCAAACTTGGTCAAGAATGGCAATGTGCGATGCAATGGGTCATATATTTGGCCTTCTTCGTCCCTATGAATAGTGGTCAATAATTCAACTTCACTGTAATTCAATTGCTGCATTTCAGGATGAAACTCACTAATAATATTTTGTTTTAATGTTTCGTCAAACTTTTGTAAATAATTTTCATCGTAATCTTCGTCGTCATCGTCGTCATCTTCATCGCTTACCGGATAAGTCTGAGCTTCAACCGTTTTTTCCTTTGCAAACAACCGTTTATTCCTAACATCTTCATCTACAGACACATCATCATCGTCATCATCTTCAGATACTTCACCTTCTTCAATTTCATCTGAATCATCCGACCGTTTACTTGCATTTTCGTCATCATCCGAGTCGTCTGAATCACTTGCATTATCTGGTTTATTTTTTTTAGAGGATTTCATATCTTCATCTGGGTCTTCTTGACCATAATAATCATCATCTCTGTCTATTTCGTTCATTTTATAATTGTGTTATATATAACTATATGTCTAAATATATTAGATTATAAATATTTATTTTTTGTTTCAATTTTTTGGGCTATCTATTTGATTTTTATCATTTATTGTTTATTTATTGTCATCTGTTTTCCATACAGTATCGCAATTCACACAAATATACAAATACTTTAAAGCATCATCGTCATATCGCATATAGATGATTTCGGGTACGATGTCTTCCTTGACATTTGTATGACACTCACTATTGGGACATTTAACATTGGAAATACGTGGAAGGGTGGGGTCTTTTTTGGTATATTTATTTATGATATGATTGAACTTTTGCTCACCCTTTTTGAGCTGTGTTTCTAAAACACAAATATTTTCGCTGGTTAATGTTTCATCTTTCTCGCCGCAATTGCGGCAGTAATATACGAGTTCGTTACTATTTTCCTCGCTAATACTGATGTATAGCATATTACTACAGTGGTTACAGAACTTCATTTTACTAATAATAAAAGGATATATGATATATTAGTATATTATTATGTTATTATATTACTTTTCAATTTTATAGTTATTTTTTTGAAGAACTATGGTGGTGGCGCTTGGTTTATTGGTATTGATGGGACCCCCAAACCGCCTTAAATCCGTCATTTTATTTTAGAAAACCATAAAATTGATTTTTTAAGAATATAAATATATTTTCTATATCTATATCAATACACTTATTAACAATGTCGGCCAAACTTGCTTCTTCTAAAAAAGGTCCAACTATTAAACCTAAAATGCCCGATACCCGATATGCCGAGTTTATTAAAAGTCATTATATTGATGCTGAGAATCCATTGCCGACCACAAATACCCGTATTAAGGGTGAGCACGGCGAAATTAAAATGGGAGGAGGCAATTTTCATATTCCAGACCATGAATACCCGACATTCTTAAAATTGTACGCAGAAAAAATCGTGGCAACCAATGAACTTGAAAACTTGACAGAAAAACAATTAGAAGAAGGGGCTATTTTGATAGATGTGGATTTGAAATATGGACTGGATGTGAAGTCAAGATTGCATAATGAAACACACATAGAAGAATTGGTTGATATTTTGACAGACGAATTAAGTAAAATGTTGCAATTTGATGAAAACACTAATTTCAATATTTATATTCAACAAAAACCAGACGTAAATATTTTGGAAGACAAAGGAATAACCAAGGATGGAGTCCACGTTGTTATTGGAGTAAAAGTAGATAGAAGAACTCAGTCCGATTTGCGTAAACGCATTATTCCGCGGATACAGGAATCGTGGGGAGACTTACCAATCAAAAACGTAGATGGATGGGAAGATGTTATAGATAATGCTATTGCATCTGGTACAAATGGATGGCAAATGTATGGATCCCGAAAACCAAACCACGATGTATATCGTCTATGTAATATTTTCAATATAAGATATGACACGGATGATAATAGTATTAGCCGACTCCCGATTTCATTGGAATCGTTTGATATAGTCAAAAACATTGAACAATTATCGGCTAGATGCACTACACATCCTGCATATTTCTTTACAAGTGAGTATATTACAGAGCGCAGTAATTCTCCAGTATCCATTACATCAAATCGCCAAAGTACCGCAGCCACCAGACGTATTACAGGAACAACTACTGCAAGTAATATGGAAATATTGAGGATTTCAACTCCAGAACAATTGAAGGAAGCTTTAGCCAATTTCTTGGATGAACTCGTTATGCCGCAAGAATATGAAATGAAAGAAGCATATGACTATACAATGATATTACCAGATTCGTATTATGGAATAGGGTCATTTGTTAAATGGATACGGGTAGGTTGGGCACTTCGCAATATTAGCGATAAATTGTTTATTGTATGGGTTGCATTTTCAGCAAAGGCGACCAATTTCGCGTATAGTTCTATTTCAGATTTATTTAATAGCTGGCAAACATTTGACTTAAAAAATCCGAAAGGTCTTACAAAACGGTCTATTATGCATTGGGCAAAACAAGATGCCGCGGAGTTATATAAACGTGTAAGAGCAACTACAATAGATCATTACATTGATCAAACGGTCAAAGCTATTACACTGGATAATTTGGGATCGGATAAAAGCGCGCGCGGATGCGGAGATTCAGATTTAGCCAATGTGCTATATCAAATGTATAAAGACGAGTTTGTTTGCGTTAGTGTAAAAAACAATGTGTGGTATAAATTGAAAGGGCATAGGTGGGTAGAAAATGATTCTGGAACAACTCTCAGAAAAGCCATTTCTACTATTATGCGCGATTTGTATTGGAATCGCGCGTCTGCATTTATGGAACAGGCAACATCTATAGATCCACCTGATGAAGAACGTACAAAACGATTACAAGAGCACGCGGATAAGATTCTGAAGATTTGTGAACGACTTGGGCGGGCAAATGAGAAGAAAAATATTATGACGGAGGCTAAGGAACTCTTTTATGACAGTGATTTCATCAAGAAATTGGATTCCAATCCATATTTGTTGTCGTTCAAAAATGGCGTTATTGAGTTTTCGCCAGATGGAGGTGGAGTATTTCGCAAAGGATATCCGGAAGATTATTTATCAAAATCAACTGGTATTGATTATGCCCCAGTAAATGAGCAAAATGATGCAGTGACTATAGCCGAAATAAAAGATTTTATGCGAAAATTATTTCCGATAGAAGAAATACACAATTATATGTGGGAACATTTGGCATCGGTTTTGATTGGAAAGGCGGTGACGCAAACATTTAATATGTATATCGGTATCGGACAAAATGGTAAATCGGTTTTGATGGATTTTATGTCAACTTGTTTAGGCGATTATTATGCCGGAGTTCCATTGCCATTGATTACAGACAAACGCACTAAAATCGGTGGATTGGCTCCAGAGTTGTTGGAATTAAAGGGCGCAAGGTTGGCGGTCATTAATGAGCCGTCCAAGGGCGATCAAATCAATGAAGGTATGATGAAACAGCTGACTAGTGGTATTGAACCTATTCAAGCTAGGGCCCCATATATGCTTCAGGCGGTATCTTTCGTACCTCAATTCAAACTCGTAGTTTGTAGTAATGAGTTTATGGTTGTAAAAAGTCAAGATCACGGTACTTGGCGTCGTATTCGTGTCGTAGATTTCGTATCGCTATTTACAGATAAACCGGTGAAGGGTGACTCGGAAAAACCTTATCAATTCTTAATTGATCGTTATATTACGGAAAAGTTCGCCAGTTGGAAAACCGTCTTTATGGCAATGTTAGTGGATATTGCATTCAAAACGAAGGGAGTAGTTAAAGATTGTGATCGAGTATTATCTGCCAGTAAATCATATCAAGAAAGCTTGGATTACGTTGGAGATTTTATCCGCGATCGGATCGTAATTGATTCTGAGGGTAAACTTACAAAGCAGACTATCAAATATGAGTTTGAGTCATGGTATTCATCTAACTATGGTGGAAAATTGCCAAATATCAAAGAAATACACGCATATATGGACAAAAAGTTTGGTAAGTATGAGAAAAAGCGCGCGTGGGTAGGTATTTCCATTCGTGCAGACGAAACTACTGAACACGATGACGATGACGATGACGATGACGATATAAATGACGTGGATGTAAATGATCTGTAAAACATCAGGAATAAATAAGACTAAATACCAATAAAATACCAATATAATACCAATATAATACCAATAAAATACCAATATAATACCAATAAAATACCAATATAATATAAATATCATAATGTGTCGTCTATTTTTTTCATTTCGCAATAAATCTATAAAAACGTTGCTGGAAGAGTTTTTAGCTCAATCTGTACATAAAACAAAAAATACACCGAATCTAAATAATCATAGAGACCATATTAATCATACAGATGGGTTTGGTATTGCTTGGAAATCAGTAGGTGCTACAGATTGGGATGTATATAAACAGCCTAAATTATATACAGAAGATGCACATTTAGATTCCATTTTAGATACTATACCAAATAATTTGGTTATAGCACACATCCGCAAAAAAACACAAGGGAATGTTTCTATGGAAAACACTCATCCATTTCATTATGATGGGCAAATATTTGCCCAAAATGGAAAAATAGCACATTTTGAAAAACATATTGAATTATTAAGGTCATATATACAGAGGTCATTATTGAGAAAAATCGTAGGTGAAACTGACACCGAATGCCTATTTTTTATGTTTTTATCTTGTAAAAAATATTTAGAATATAGAAATAAACACAAACCATTGCATTTGCGTAAAAATAGTACGCGTAAAACCCATTCAAAAAGTCCAATTTTTACTAAACATCAAATTGAATTATACGAAAAAGTAATAAGTAATATAACATTACAATCAAATGAAACCCAGAATGCTAATTATATCAATGCTTTTACACTTCTTGTAGGTATTTTCAGAGAACAATCTATTGAACTGGTTGCTAATATTATTTATTCTAATTCAACTATTGTATTATTTAGCAGATACATTTTCTATGACAAAACAAAATATGATGAAAAACAAATACCAACATCTCTATATTGGAATAAATGCAGGAAACAAGGGGACAATGGTATATTAATAACATCAGAACCATTATCTAAATATGATAGTGTTTTGTTTCCTGAAAATAGTGTTATTATTTTGGATTACAAGGACTACGAACTTACTGTACACAAAATACAATAACATACAATAACATACAATAACATACAATATATGTTATTATATGATGTTTCATATAATAATATTTTATGGAGTTGGTAAATAATCATATATACCAGGTTTGCTAAATAAATAAGGTGGATTGTATGGAGTTCCAAGTAATAATGCGCTGATATATGGAATACTATATACTAAAATATATTCAACTAGGTGAATTATAAAAATAATTGAAATTATAACCAATCCTATTGCAACTTTTTCACCATTATTCATTCCATCAATTTTGTATATTTTATAACATACGTATACATATACTATGGCAAATATACAAATGAGTATAAGATTTATTTTTTTTAGATAATCTGTTTTTGCAATTATATTGGAAGATAATTGTTTATTCACGGAATATATATTTGTACTATTTTCAATTTGATTTTTTACAGCTTGATTTTCAGTAAACACTGAATTATAAGATGCAATTTCCGGATCATAAAACCCTTCTCGTATTTTGTTATATTCATTTTGTAAATTGTTGAACTCAGAATAAAGGGTTTCGTAATTTGCATATAACGGCTCAAACCCTTCTTTTTTACTCGTTTTTACAGGTTTACCAATTTCTTGCTGTAGCAATTCGTCATACTTGATTTGTTGTTTTACTACTGTGGTTTGATATCCATCAACGTCCGTGTTTCCTAATACCAAGGTTCTGTAATATTGTAAATTGTCTAAAAGTGCATTGACTTTTTTTCGGAGACGCGTATTTTCTTTTGTCAAAAAATCAATATGTTTATTTTTTTTATCAATTACCTTATCTTTTTCTTTGATTATACTTTCCAATTGTTGAACTCGGGCAGTAAGTTGTTTTACCTGATTTTCTAAATTGTTAACTCTATTGGCCTCATCTCTAATACGTTTGGCTTTTTCTGCTGCTTCGCGAAATATTCTTTCGCGATTTAGTCTATCTTCTTCTTGTTTTTTTCGTAAAGCATTCCAATCAAATGTTGGATTGGGTCTAAATATTTTAGAAAAATCACCCCATCCTAATCCTTCGTGTTCTCCATCTATAATTTTTCCTTTTGGATTTTCTTCTTTAAACTCTTCAGACATACTTAGTTATATTATGTTTATAAATTATTTATACATTAGATTTTTGTATAACTGTTTATTTCGGATGGTTCGTATGGCATTACTTGTCCATAAACATATTTTATTGGGGCTAATAAACTTGCTTGAGACATTAGTGTAAACCCTGATTTAGATTGTGTTGTAGAGTCAGTTGCCGCGGCACTTGCTGGGGTGGCACTTGCTGGGGTGGCACTTGCTGGGGTGGCACTTGCTGGGGTGGCACTTGCTGG